CCTGTTTTGGCAACTGCATTGTAGATCCTGGTTTGTTGCCAGGCGGTTCAGCCAATCAATAAAGAGTTACGATTGTTTAGGAGTGGTAGACCGATAAAGAGACGAGATGGGCTGTAAACCCATCGCATTCGTGCCCGGGGGGAGCGTTACCCTCACACTCCACCACTTATGTTTCATACTATGATTGTGCTAAAAAATACAGTAAAGGACACATGTAATATGAATCTTCTTATAGAATATACAAGAGAAAAATATTTCAAAATAACAGATAGACGAACAGCCGTTCCCCTTGTCACAATTGTTGTGACAAGCGTGGAGAATACTAAGATTACTGATTGGTCTGGAAATATAATGTATTCTGAGACAGGTTTTAATAAAGGATTATTTAGTAGTTTTTCCTCGACGACAGAAGATTGCTGGTCTCAAATTTCAAAGAAAGAGGCTGAAGGGTACTGTAAATGAATCTTATCCTAAAATATAAAAGAGAAAAGTATTTTTTATACAGTTTTAATGGCCTCTTTACTTTAGTAAAGACGGATCGAGTTAATACCAATCGACATAACTGGATGGGCCGAATATTATTTAGTACTGAGGGCCATTCGAAAGGCTGGGGGCCTTGTTCAAGTACCAAGAGTCACTCTGGTTGGAAACAGCTTGCTAAAAAACAAGCAATAGAGATATTGGAATCTAAGCCTTGCGTCTAATAAATATTAATAAATAAAGGATAACAAATCGTAGGAGGTAATATGTCTGATGGAACAGCGGCCCAGGTTTTTGGATTAATCTTCGAGCGTATTGGTAAAGATCCGCCAGATGATAGGCGGGCGGAATTGATTAATGATATTCATGACCTTATGAGTGATTATGATTTTGATTATAATGAGATGAATTGTGACGAGGAGCTGATTGAATTTGGTATAGCCAGGTATGGAATTCATAAAGAGAATTCTGAAAATGGCGAGGAAAGCATCATCTATTATCCTTTTGATGATGAGCTAGAATTTGATGATGAGGATGATGAGGATGACGATTAATCTTAATGAGAGATGGGGAATCTCTTATGAGAGCGAGAGCCCTCGCTGGAGGAGACGCAATGAAACTATTGATGGAACATGAGAGAGAGCGGTATTTTCTCCAAGCCTCGGGAGAATATTGGAATGTCATAAAGCAGGAGGGGTCTTCCTACGGATATATGATTGGGTCATCATTTATTGCACCACATCTGTGGTTAAAGTACTCTAAAATTAGTTCCGATATGGTTCAGGTTTCTAAAGAAGTCGCGGAAAACTATATGATAGATCATCGAGAGGATATTGAAATTATTAGAGCCGCGCGCCGTGCCGCGAGCCGGCTTCTAAGATCATGAATCTACTGCTTAAATATAAGCGGGAAATGTTCTTCAGAAATGGAGGAACTATGCTTGCAAAAAGCAACAGTCCCAGCCCCGGCTATGACGCATCTCTAACATATAAAGCATATATGTTATATGAGGGACTTTGTCCTGAATTACACGAATGTGATTATAGGTTTAATCTTCCAAATGGATCTTGGAGGCAAGTTTCTAGGCGGGATGCGATGGATTATCTATCCTCAGTCCTGGCTTATTATGAGGCATCAAGAAGAATTAGTGTGGGGCTAGAATGAAATTCCTAATGGAATACGAGAGGGAAGTGTTTTTTCTTTTCTCTGATAAAGAATGTCTTGCGGTGACAAATCTGCGTGATCCAAAGAAGGGATACGTTTTATATCAAAAGGGCCACGAGCGAAGAAAATGTAGTACATTTGTCTCATTTAACTCAAAATCATGGACTCAAGTTTCTAAAAAACAAGCCATAGAATTCCTTATTCTTAAGGGTTTGGAAGAAAAGGATACTCTTCCTTCATAAAAGAAGAGAGGTATGAATAATGAAATTATTAGCAAAATATGACCGTATTTCCTACTATAGATTAAATGGCGGCTCCATTCTTTTAAAAGAAGTTCATGGAAATGATAAACAAATTATTATATTTCGGGACGCGGGAAAACTAACCATACATCAACTAGATGTCAGAAATACAAAAATTTGGACAAAAATATCTTTGCAGCAAGCCAAAGAATATCTTCTAGAGAATCTGTCTTCAGAAGAAGCGATGCGCAGGATCAAGCTCTCTTATGAGGATATTCATTATGAAATTACTTTTTGAATATGAGCGAGAGATCTATTTTGTTGATAGATCCAATGAGTATTGGAATGTTTTTGTTTCAAGTTCCCCTCCAATTTCTGGAGGGGACAAAAAGGTGATAGCGTCATCATATTCATTCAACAAAACACGCTGGATTTTTCTGGCGAAAGAATCTACTGCATATTTTAATATGAAACAAATCTCGAAAAGAGACGCCTTGAACTACTCAATAGACCACATCAAAGATATTGAGAGAAATCTTTCGAGATAATTCTTTAATAATTAGAATTAATATAAGGGAGTAACTCAGCCAGGTCAGAGTGCCGATTTTGGGGATCGGAAGCCAGTAGGTATACGCAGGTTCGAATCCTGTCTCCCTTACGAAGTTTAAATCTTATCAGTTAGACTAATAGAAATGACAGAAATGACAGAATTTAAATGTCCCTGGTGGCTTGGCCCATGTAATTTTATTCTATTACAGTGGTTCTTTGTAAGATTAGTAGCCGCGTTCCATGATGATGGGATAATAAGTAACTTTTACTTATGGAAAGGAGTTTTCCCTTTAACAGGATGGTTTGGATTAAAATATTGGCTACCATTTAATAAAGCTGGCAATAGAGCCGGCCCCCCTTGGAAAATTGATTAACGATTAAAATCGTTTCGTAAGAAAGAAAGAAAGAAGTGAATAAATGTTAAAAAACATATCCAATATAGAAACCAAGATTAGCAACACAATTGCTTCGTATAAGGATTTGTATAAGTTTTCGTATATTGACCCAAATACTGATAGAAAAATCATTCTTGAAAGAATGGGACCTATTGGAAAAGATGATGAGATGTTTTGTGAGCATAAAACATACTCTGATGAAGCAGAGGCAAATTTGCCCTGTGATGGATTTTATGGTTGGTTTTGTGCAGGTTCTAATTGTATTAGAATGGGCGTACAGGCGAGGTATGAATATGAAACCAATGATGATTGGTACGGAGGCCTTCTGACAGGATTTGATATTGTGAAAATTGGCTTCGATGATTCATTTATATACCATAAAATAGGATATGCTGAACCAAAATATGAAAAAGGCAGGCTGATAGGATTGAAACAAGACAGCATAATATGCGGAATCCCGGTTATTAGTGATATCCTTAGGGATGGCCGATTCATTTATTGGAATAAAGAAACTTTCCTATCAGATTTTGACTTATAGTCAACCGTGAAGATGCATATAAAATATTCCAGGCTTATTGGAAAAAGAGTTTTTCATAGGAGTAACGGCTTGATATACATGATGATTGAAAAAGGAACCTACACCGAGCTGGTCGAGGCGTGGCCTATGCTCCCAGCCTCGCCGCAACCCTCTAAGAAGGTTGGGCGTAGAACATGCCTGAAGCTTTCTGATTTTAATATAGATTAAAATGCAGAGAAAATATCTCTCTAGACCCAACACGGTAGAAAGGCCTTGACCTCGGTAGAGCATGCGGCTATACTGAAGCTGTAAGACATTCCGTGATAACTCAGATGGGAGAGTGGCGTCCTGTTAAGTCGCAAGTCGCAAGTTCAAGTCTTGCTCACGGAGCTAAAGTATATGAAGGGATAAATGAGTGAGAATGTAAAGGCCTGGAGAAAAAGGACCAGGTGGAGAATTATTGAGGCTATGGGAGGAAAGTGTGTCTGCTGTGGTTATGCAGAATGTTATTCTGCTATGGCATTTCATCATATAAATCCAGACGAAAAAGATTTTACTATAAGTAATATGAGATCTAATCCCAAGTCTTGGACTAAAATAGTAGAAGAGCTAAGGAAGTGTGTATTAGTTTGTCATAATTGTCATAGTGAGATCCATCATGGAATGGGGATTTTACCATCGGACGCAATAAGATTTAATGAAGCATATTCTTCTTATTCTAATTTAGACAAAATTAAATCTAAGAAATTATTTCCATTCTCTTGGAGCTTTCTTAATGGAAAAGAATGTGAAAATTGTCGAAAAATTACCACTCATAAAAAGTATTGCACACTAAAGTGTGCTGCTGCTGGTAAAAAAAAGATATGGATTAAGATTCCTATTCGAAGACCAGAGGGATTAGGAAGATATAAAAAAGACTGGCCATCAAATGAAAAATTGATCGAATCACTTAAAACGCTAAGTTATGATCAATTGGCTATTAAATTAGAAGTATCGGATAATGCTATCCGGAAGCGACTATCGCGTCAAAGAATAAAGGATGCAAAAAAATGAGCAAGATTTATAAACTCTATAATGAAAACCGATACTTTATAATAAGTCGAATTATTATATATGTAGCATGCGTTGCATTTGGATATTTCGTTATAGCTGAATTATAGAGGAGCAGACAAGCTGATTTAATGTTGGCCTTCTCAGTGTGATATATAGACACATGATGGGGTCTTTCTGCCAATTTTCTTAATCTAATAATACCACATTACTAAAGGAGACAAATATGTTTGATAGAGTAAAGAACAGTTTTCCGGCACAATATATGGCCTTTAAGGTTAAGAATATGAAAAATCCCCTTAAGAATGTGAAAAACCCCTTCAAGAAAGAAGAAAAGGAGAAAGAAATGGACGATACGCAAGATACGACTGATAATTTTGATTATGCTGTGGCCCCTAAGCAGGATCAAGAGGAAGATAAGCCTACGCCTGGCATGATTGATAATCTCAAGGCTGAGGTAAACTCTGCCATGGTCGGCATGGCAGCCGATGAGATTAGCGGGCAAACCAAGAAGTTTATTGTCGATAAGATTCTAAAGCGAGTCTCTGACGACAATAGAATCAAGAAGGTTCTTGTAGGTCCTCTTGGAGACTCTATTGTTTGTGCCACCATGGGCCGTGCTATGGATCAGGTTCCTCTCAATGATGAGAAGTTTAAGCGAGTAGCCAATACTCTGCGCATTATGGGCATGTCCCGCGGCATTATGGCTGTTAAGAAGATGATCTTCAAGCGTAAGTAATAATCAGCAGAAATATAATCTTGCTTGCAATGAGCAAGATATGTCCCCATGGTCTAGTCCAGCATCAGTTCGAATCTGATTGGGGACACGATTGCTAGGCTGAAGATCTCGTCTGCTCAGACATTAGACTATTAGGATTGAGTTTCTAGTAGTCTAACTTTTGCACGGGCCAAAAGCTTGTGCGATTCGCTGCTCATGGCAATTAGATCATCAGGATTGATTTCTTGATGGTCTAACAGAGTATTTTGGGCCACCAGAAATATTCTCATCTTGTTCTTGATTCGTTGGGATGCTGCTGTTTTTGCTATGGTGGCAACTTTTGGCCCCATCATCTGGTTGGGGCCGCACACACACAAAGGAATTGGTAAACGTATATAAATTTAGACTCGTAGCTCAGTCGGCTTAGAGCAACATTCTGATACAATGTGTGTCGGTGGTTCGAATCCACCCGGGTCTACTAAAATATGGCGAGCAGGCTTGCTCTTTTTTCTTAAAGGCTAAGGCAAATGAATTTATTGTTATGTGTTCTTATTCCTGGCGAATACTATATGCTCAAGGCTAGCTTTAAAGAGTATAGAAGATACCTACGCCTGGATAGTGACGGCGTTCCACTTTTTGAAGATGTGAACCAACGGCGGTTCTGCGATCAAGGAATACCCATTCATAGAGTGGCCGAAGTTTATGATTACCTAGGAAAGGAGCTTCCAAAATGAACCTTCTTCTTAATGTATTTATTCCTGGAGAAATATGGGAATGCAAACCGCTTAATTCTTTTAGAAAATATATAGGATTATCTACACATGATAATCCTATTATGGGTACCTTCGGAGTATCCTGTGGCGATGGTTTTGTATTCGAGACTATTAGTGATCTAACAGATAGTGCTGATACTATAGGAAGAATAGGCGGGGCAAGTTCTAACCTTTTACTTAAAAACTATAAGTATAGTGGGCAGAAGTATGAATTATAAGATAAAGCTGTTGCTTACTCCTCTTATTAGAGGAGAATGTTGGAAAATACAGCATGGCTATGCGCCCCCATTCATAGCCAGGCTACTAAGAAGTCCAAAGAGTTCCAATGATATTGGCCCGGGGTTATTCCAAATAATTGATGATGATGACGGTAATGACGGTAGTTGGTGCTCGCTAGGGGGCTTTGTTAGAGATGGAAAATATCTTGGCATAGAGAAAGATAAAAAATAATGAGACCAGAAAATAAAAAAGCGACGGATCTTAATCATTTGACTGGATATGCGAACCGGATTCGTAAGTCAATTCTAGGTCTTAATCTTCCACAGAAAGATGTTCCGACATTGAGAGCATTGAAGCGTGCGGTAAATAAGATGTTTTCTGAGGCCAAAGAGCTTTCGGCAAAAAAAGATATACCATTTCAAATGGCTATAAGCAGCATGGTGATTACATCTTTTGCTGAAAGATGGGAAATCAAATGAAACTACTGTTGACCCCAATAATTAAAGGGTGGGATTACTTAAAGACCATACAAAATTATGGAACATATTTGGGACCGACATATAGTGAAAAGGATAAATAAGTGAATATAGAAAAACTGAAAGAACTTCGAGAGAAAACGAATGTTTCTATGAATGCTTGCCGGAAAGCTCTAGAGGAATCTTCCGGCGATATGGATAAGGCTATTAAGATCTTAAAGACCAAAAGTCTTATGGTTGCTGGAGATGTATCGGAAAAATCTACATCAGAAGGTAAGATTTGTTCTTATATCCATCCTGGAAATAAGCTTGCTGTTTTGCTTGAAGTCCAATGCGAGACAGATTTTGCGGCAAGATCCGAGGATTTTAACCAATTTTGTGAAAGCGTATACCTTCAAATTGCAGGGATGAGCCCTATTTATCTATCAAGAGATCAGGTTGATGATGATAAGTATAAAGATCAAAGAGAAATCTTTACAGCTCAGGTCAAGGATAAACCAGAAAAGATTCAAGAGAAAATTATAGAAGGTAAATTTAATAAATGGTTCGGTGATGTCTGCCTCTTGGAGCAAAAGCTGGTTCAAGATAATGATAAAACCGTTAAGCAATTAAGAGATGAACTTATCGGAAAACTTCGAGAGAACGTGGTAATAAAGCGTTTCGTGCGTTGGGAAATATGATTACAAAAGCAATAGAAATGGCATGCGGCTCGGATGCAGAAGCAGCCGAGCTGCTTTTGCAGGATAAATTGAAAAAAGCAATCATTGCAAGATGTAATGTAATTCAACTATTAGATATCATAAAGTATGATTATACTAAGATCTCCGATCTAAAAAACCAAAATGCTATTTTGAATGAGAATATTAAAGAAATAATCACAGGCCTTGGATTTACTGAAGCATATGGTTAATCCTGCTGCGACAATTCGACTATTATTGCAAACATCTATTACCGGAGATGTCTGGAACGTAAGTGGATTTGTTCTTACCCAACAATCTTGCGTGGACAAGAGGGGTATTGCAAAGTTCAGCCGAAATAGTCTTTCTTCGTTATTGGAGTATAACGTCCCAATGATGTTCACACTTCCTCAATATTTAAAAAAATAAAAGGCCTTAAATGAAAATGAGAAGAACAGCAGTATGTCGTGCAGCACCCAGTGTATTTGGCGCCCGCCGAAGGCCCGCGCCCAGACGCCTCCCGGCAGCAAAAAAGATCGCACCAAAAAAAACAATCGAAAAAGTTAAAGATATCATAGAATATAAGGAAATGAATCCTGTTATTCATGAGGATGGTGATTGGAAAATTTGTAGAGCCATTTGCGAACAAGATGCTAGAAAATATCTAGGAAGGGGTATGAGCGTGGAGAGTTTCTGGCACCGTTACAAACCCTCCCATAGTAAATTACAATGGAAGAAAACTCACTCTGTAAAGAATAAAATTTATGTTTTGCTAAACAAAAAACATTCAGCGATTAATATGTTTTTTGATGTTACAACTAATAAGTTGTACAACGTACATATATCAAGCTTTACCATAAATAAAGGAATAGGAGCAGCTATTATTCCTAAAGAATTGCTACAAAAATGTAGAGAAGATTCTAAGAAAAACTATCCGTCATATACTGATTATGAATCATATAGTGATAATGTCCTTAGGGAGTGGATAGAAAAAAATCTAAGTTTGCTCAGCAAGACTGAACATTTTACTGATGGGCTCGTAGGAAAAGCCTCCGTCCTGTTAGGAGATAATTGTTATACTCACGTTCCTTTTCATAGGAAAAAGTTCTTACTGCATAAAAATAATAGTGAATCTCTTAAAGAAAAATTATTTTCTTATTCTTTAACTCCCAAATCAAAGATAAATCTAAAGACCTTTATTAAAGTTCATCCAGACTTTTTTCCTAAGGTGCCGAATGCTGATGTAAGACGTCTTCTTCAGAGCGCTCCAGAGCATATCGGAAAGCTTTCCGCAATTCAAAAAGAAGTTATATTTAAACCCATTCCCACAAATTTAGTTCTGCTTAAGGCCCTTTTAAAGGCTAAAACAATCAATAAAATTGATAAAGCAAAGGTCGAAGCTTCCATTAAGGAAATATTAAAAATAAATGCCGCTCGAAAAAAACGAGAGGAGCGCAATAAGGTAATAACTATCAGTGCAGCTAAACTGAGGAAGCTTGTTGCCTCCAAGGTAGAAAGTGCTCTAAAGAATAATTAAAGGTAATCAATGCAGCAAGCAAAAGTTAAGCCAACTAAACAAGCCAAAGAAATAAAAGTTAAAAAACTTTCAAGAACAGAACAAATTGAGAAGGATTTTCCAAAGATAAAAGTATCGGAGCTTATAAATAAAGATCCGACAGAGAATAATGCTTACATTTATTGGATGGCCAAGCAGCTTGACGCTGGTATTTCTTCAAAGGAAGATCTTTGGGGTACAATCTTGTCCTTTCATAAGATGAAGGACAGGCTTCCGTCCGATAAGAGAGATATTTATCAATATGAAAGCGTCTCTATTTTAGAAAATAAGCTTAAAGATCTTGGTGATTCTAAGCGGCAGCAAAAGAGTGTAATTAAGCAGAGCACTCATATCGTATATGAGGATGATACTTGTACTGTTTATAGAATAGATTCCTTAAAAGCTTGCATGCTTTATGGAAAAGGCACAAGATGGTGCATTTGCATGGGCAATGGTACATACTACCGTCAGTACTATACTGGTGGAAGTAGAATGTATTTTCTTTTGGATAAAAAGCGTCCAGAGATTAAAATGTGCCTTCAGGTTAAAGGAACAAATTCGGATCCGGAGTATTCATTGTGGTACGAGAATGATGCGAATACTCCAATACATTATTTTGAAAGAATGTATGATGATTATAAAACAATTTATGAGAATATAAAGAAAGATCTTCCAAGCTTTCCATCATATCAGCAACTCAGAGCAGGAACTGCTGATCAGCAAGTCGCTGTTAGATTTGGAATGCTTAATACATGGATGCTATCAACTGTATTTAGGAAATGTTCTGTGGTATTAGATCAAGAGATTATCAATATAATTAATGAGCAAGAGTTAAACGATAAAAAAGAGATCATAAAACATATGGGTTATGATGCTTTTAAGAAATCTACAATCAAAATAACTGACAAGGCTTTCTTGGATCTTATGGCGACATGTCTCACTGGTAAGAATCTGGCGGAGTTTTCCGTAGATCATCCAGAATATTTGTCTCAGACTATTAGCAGAATCTATATAGCTCAGTTAACTAAAAAGTACATGGAGAGGTTCTCAGCCGAGATAAAGCTTGATATTTTAAATCAAAAAACCGTTCCAGATAAGCTTTTAGTCGTTCTTAGGGTAGATGAGGATGAGGCAGTAAATGATAAGGCTAGAGAAATTTATCTAAAAAACCTTGAAATTAAAAAGAAAATCGCCGCATCGAAAAAGAAAAAAGAAGCTATCAAGGCAAAATCATATGTAAAAATGTTTAGTCCGTTGGAAATAGAACAAATGATAGATAGCGCTATTAAGAAAGCACTTGCTAAAACTAAAGTAGAGGAGAAGAAAATATGAAGATAATTCCAGTAGAAAATAGAGTCCTAGTTCAACTTCCTGAGAAGAAGGAAAAAACAGAAGGTGGACTCTTCATTCCAGGCAACATAGATGAGAAGAAAGACCTTCTTGATGGGGAGGTTCTGGCCGTAGGCCCTGGGGAAACCATAGATGGTCAGTATATAAGAACCCCACCTTGCCAGGTAGGACAGGTTGTTCTGTTTGCTAACTTTTCTGGTTCACCCATAAAGGTTAATGACACCGATTGTGTTCTTCTTCATGGTTCGGAGATAATGGCTATTAAAGAACAATAGCAGGTCCTTTCGGCCTCTTTAAGGATCACATAAAAACCAATCCTTAAAGAGCCAAAGGGCTTGACGCTTGGCTCCGGTTGGCTATAATACGGATGTTAGATTGACCAGATGCCGATGAAACAATCGACCAAAGATACGGGAGTAGCTAGCTCTCTCAATAAGGGATGGAGAGAGTCCCTTTCAGATCCTTTTAGCAAGATCTGATAAGTCTCAAACCTTGGTTTGACCCAGGGTCTTCCCGAGACATCTCCAAATCTCGGGAGCACTAATGAAAAAGTCTACAAAAAAATTAATTTTATGATAAGATGTAGATGAGTATCTAGTGCTCTCTTTTAGAGCAGTTGGCGGAATTGGCAGACGCGACAGGGTACTTCGGTATTCTGTTGGCCGCAAGGTCGTCCAGGTTCAAGTCCTGGACTGCTCACCACAAAACAAAAAAAAAAAAAAAGACATGAAATGGAATATGATAATTATCTAGAAGCGGTAGAGATTACATCTGAAATGAAGAAAGCTGGGAAAGATCCCAGCTTTCTTAGTTTTTGCATCAAATATTTAGACGATGATATACTAAAATATCTTAGGCTTTGGAATGATGATCGCTGGAATAATAATCACATTCAAGATCTTAATTATATTTTAGATAAACATGTTTATTTAACAAAGGCTATGGATTATAGCAGAGCTTTGCGAGAGTGGCTATCGATCAGGTTGAAAAATGGGCAAGAATATCCGACAAATGTCGACCAGCTTCTGGCTGATATTGAGCACTCTGCTCTTCTTCCCAGAATATTAAATGGAGATAAAATTTATCCGGAGCCTCCACCTGGTAGTTGGTATGATCTTATAGAAAAAGGAAAAGCTAAAACCATTTCTCTTAAAGAGTATGGGAAAACATTATTGATTGATCAATCAATATGGAATATAATTGAAAAAGTAAAGGATGGGGAGTGGGTGGCGTCCTATGAGATAATAGACGCTGAGGCGCTAGAAAAGATAGCAAAGGATCACGAGCGCACATTGGAGGACGTACTGCATGAGATGCAGTATGCTTTGCCAAAGAGATTAGCTAGCACAAGATGGAAGATATCTTACCTTGGCAAAGAGAATATTTCTACAATCGGTCAACCATATATGGCTGATACCTGGGAAATTTGCAAACTGTTTTTGAAAATAGGAGAATAAAATGAATTTCTTGCCGGTAGCCTTAGTTAAGCTAAATAAGCTAACCAATAAACCATGTTATGCTAAGGCGCATCAATCTTCTGGCAAATTAGGAGTATTCAGCATCGTAAGATATGATACTCATGAAATATATGATAACGAATTAGGTTCCTATAAGACTAAGGATGTTATTTATATAATAGTTGGAGGCAACCAATGGTATATACCTAAAGAATTTTATGAGGAAGTCCCACGGTATCCAGGGCATTTGAATCTAATCTCCTAACGACGTGCCCACCACTTTTAATATAAAACCAACAATGAATTATACCAAAGAAGAACTCGAACTACTAGCCTCTTTGGCGACCAGAGAGGGAAACGCGCGGGTCCGCGACAACGAGGCGCGTGATATGGGGCTGTGCCCAACGATGATGCGGGACCTTGGGCAAGGACCCAGACAGGACGCGGATAGGTGTTTCGAGTTAGCCGGTCGACTCCGGGCCGGTGGCGCGGGAAAAGCCCCACATCGATGAAATAAATGCATCATAAAAATAAAAGAGCGCGCAAGAGAACGAAATGAATACTGAAGGATGGGCTCTAATAAAGCTAAGCCAAGGAGTCCCTTATTGGGACTCAGAGAGACAAGATCCACCAACACAATCTGGTGTGTATAGGTTCTGTCGGATTGGATCTTCCACTTCAATAGAAATTTTATTCTATTCGCAAGGGGAAACCTACTTTAGGATGTTACGAAAAGGTTATTATAAGGTTATCAATTCCCGCAAGGGAATGTTATCATTAATAGAGAAATTATGAACTGTCCTAATTGTGGCTACCCGAATTGTTTTGATGGAGTTTCCTACAAGGGAATTTATACACAAGGCAAGCCTTGCAGCCATTGTAAAACATTTGCCCCAGACGTTAGATCATGTGATGAATGGAATGAATTTGACAATGTTGGCCCGTCAATAAAACAAGCGTTAAAATCGGATAAAGAAACCTCTATCGTTTTTAACGATGAGCTTAAAGACATTTATTCTGCATTTAACGATACATATTTGAAGCTAGATAAGTTTAGCACTCAGCTTGAAGCGGTCTATCTAAAGGATAAAAAAGAAGCAAGTATTGATAATCTTTCTGATGAGAGAGTTAATATATCTTATTCTATCTTAAAAAGAATCAAAACAATTATGAGCGAGATGAAATCAGAAAATATATTATGAGAAGGATGCACATTAAATATGTCTTGGCTGTGTGCAACTTCTTTATTGAAAGATATTCAGAAGAGGTGTTAAAATCAATTATGGCCCACAATGTAAAAAACAATAGCCTTCAGATGTGTTTTTGTAGCTCATGTATAATTAATTCTTTTCCTTCTTACCCTCTTACCCGGTCCGTATATGAATTATTGCAAAAAATGTAAAGTAGAGTTAAAGCAGCATTTATGGGACGCTCATTGCCAAAGTCTTGAGCATTCATATTGGCAATGCCCGAATTGCAACAAAATATATGATACTTGCCATAAGCAATTATGGATTGGCGCCAAATCGATTGGACAGTATTGTTGCAAGCTAGAATATCATAAAGGAGAACACATAACAGCCACCGGAACGGTATTCCCAGCATCTTTGGTTTAAGGCGAATGATAATTAAAACTTTTCTGCACAGAAAATATGCAATATTACTTGATCCTGACATTTCGAAAGAGACATATTATGCAACCTGTTGTGCATATTGCAAATATTGTCAACATTGGATGACGTCAAAAGAATGTTATGAGACAGTATGCTCGAAAAGAAAATCATTCTTTTTCAGTAGGGTATCTCATGCTGGGACACAATGTATACAATTGTATACTTCTAGATTAACAAATAATAGGAACAAAAATGTTATTGCTTAATAAGATAGATGCAGGAGCTGTCTACAAGTGGATTTTTACGACAGATCTTGTTAGAGACAATTTTATTGTTAGAAGATTGGAAACAGGAGAATTCGAGGTAGTAAATGATACAAGGGCGTTTTTCAATCGCGAAAAAGGATCAAAAGGAGTCTTTAATTGTATAACCCAGCCTGACAAATGGATAAAATTGACATGATGCTGGCGATATGAAAAGAATCTTATTCTTCAATTGTTATAAAGCGCCAGAGAGACAGAACTTAAAGTCAAAGAAAAGAAAAAAATGTCTAAAATAAGTGAGTTAAAGAAAAGATTTCCTGAGTATGATGTTGCTAGAATGTCTAAGATTGATCCGTCTGGAAAGAATTCTTATCTAGACTGGATGCTTAAGCAGAGAAAATGCAAAATAACAATCAAAAGGATCCAAGAGGCCGTCGAGAGATTCCATAAGATAAAGCCATCACTCACCGAAAAAGATATTCATAAATATAAAGAATTTAAGGATCTTGAATCTGCAATTAAGGTCACAACAAATTCCGAAATAAAGGTTAGCGGTGGAGTAACAACCGTGGTTGACTCAAAGGCATTTAAGGTTCTGCGGTTAGATGAATACACGGCAGCAAGCCCGTACCTAAAAGGTACAAAATGGTGTATATCTGATGAGGCAACATTTTATGATTACTTATTTGATGAGAGTCTAGGCTCAAAAAATGGATTGAATTATTTCTTATTCATAAATAAGAATCCGGTCGGATCAAACTATGATAAGTTTATGATTTTGAGTAATGATTTCAGAAAACTCTGGGATTTGGTTGATGACGACCAATATATATCTGACATTTTTAGATTCAATAGAGAAACCGAATTTCAAAAAAGCTTAGTTGCTTGTAAAAAAATGAAACGAACAACTCTTCAAAAGATGAAACTTGGACTATTTTCAGATGAAATTGCTGCTAAGATAATTAAAGCAAATGTAAATCTTATGTTTTGGAATAAGGTTCCGAAAAAATACAAGCATTTGATAACAGAGGACACCAAATTATCTTATTCAGCTTTTACCGAGCTTTTGAAAGAAGCCCCAGATAAACTTAAATTTATGAGCAAAAAAAGAATTCATAATTTTGAAAGTTCATTTAGTATTAAAGTTCAATACTCTGACAGAGATAATACCTATTGTTTTGTCTCGGAACTGCTCAAATATATTCCATTCTCAGAATGGAAAAAATTGATGATAAGATCATCATATCTTACGAATTCGTGGATAAGCATGACTAGATCTCAGGGGATAGGTATTGAATCTTATAATGCTGCTGGTATCATTAAATATTATGAAACACGCATTGCTTCTGGAGATTTTCCTAGGATAGCCAAATGACAGCAATACAAAAGATAATATCAATGCTTAGCATTCTAGGCATAATGATTGGATTATCGTTCATAGTTTATTCCAAACTGGCATTTGGTCCTATAACTAAGGCCAATAGTTATATCAATGATAGCTTTCAAAAAATAAAAGAGAGCCAAAGATCAAAGAATAATCTCTGGATGGACCAAAGAATTGGGAAGCAGGCATGCGGGCTCTTTGAGGATGGAGGCCTTTCCTGGCATATCATTGCCGTCCGCCGACCAGCAGAAAATTTGGTGGAAATAGGATGTATGCAAAATAGAACAGGATTAAAGAGAGGCATTATTTTGACAGAGAAAGAATTTTCTTCTCTGAAAGAATAAAAATGACGCTATATAGATTCATGTAGGGCTTGACATTGGCCTCGAAAATCATTACACTATAGGCGTTATATCGATTTTATCGAAAATGGAAAGATGGCAATAATAACAAAAGGAGAAATGTAATGCGATTAATTTCTAAGAACATTGGCGTGCAAGATACCATCTCGGATATTATTAAAGCTTGGGGTGTTGAAAAGGTAATTGATGGTGTAATCAGTTTTCTTAGTCAATATGGGTCCTCCTCGAAGGATTCGAGGCTGCAAAGCGATCTTAAGGAAGCTTTAAAGCGGTATAGAGACTAAAACATGTCAGCTATGCCTGGGCAAAAAAGTAAAAATACGCCAGTAGCAACTGTTAAGTTGGTAAAAATAAAGACCCCTCCTCCGATGGAGAAGATAACTCATATCGAGGAGGAGGAGGAAGTAACTGTAGTTTCTTTTCTAAAGAAAAGAAGTAGCACTCAATATTCATTTATTGCTCCAAGAAAGAAAAAGAAAAATGATTAAAGCAATAGGCCTTGCGTGTCTTGTTTTGACAGCGTGCTATCCGGTTTTTCATGGTACATCCTCATTAAATCAGGGAGCCCTCGTTATGGGCTCCAAGGACTGGAAATCTAAGGATGTTTGTCTCGATGGTGCAAAAGAATGTGTTCCAATCATTTACGGCCCGGTTGCTTTAACAAGGTTCTATGCAAGCCTTGGATGCAAAGATCAGGTGGTAATTAATCATTACCATGACGGGATAGCTATTGAATTATATCCTCCCATTACGGTAACAAGCGGAGAATTTGTTCTTGGTGTGGGAGATTATTTAGAAGCAGAAACAATAGTAAAACCCAAATATAATAGTCAATGCTTGATTGTTTGGGAAGCTAATTAAATTAAAATAGAAAGGTGCCCGAGTCTGGTTGAAGGGGGCTGCTTGGAAAGCAGTTGATCGTAAATAGCGATCCGTAGGTTCGAATCCTATCCTTTCTGCAAATTGGATAATATGGATTGGAAAAACAAGATTATTTCAAGATTGAGCGCTGGCCAAGTTGCAATATTCAAAATAACATCACATGATTTAGATCCCATAGTACCCTGCAATTCGGAAGTTATCTTGGGGCCAATTGCAAAAACAAGTTGTCTTCAGGTGCAAGATATTGTTTTTGCAACATTAAATGAAAAATCATATCTCTATCAGATTGATGATAAGAAAGATGATTTTTTTGAATTCAGAAGCTTAAGAGGAAGATCATTAGGAACATTCTCAAAAAATATAATTCATGGGTTGGTAATTCTAATTAAGCATTCGTCATGAGACATCGAAAAAAAGGTATAAAGAAACAACACAGCACCATAATGGGGCTGTTTTCTTTTTTGGAGGAAATATCAGATTGGGAGGAAATCACAGGCTCAATTCCTGGTAGAATCAATCCAATAAAAGGTAAATACGATGGTGTTTTACAAATTCAGTATATTACTCCAACAGGAGTAAAGTGCCTCTGGTTTGCGAACTCTGCTACGCAAGAAATATTTCTTATTAGCAATATGAGCAAGCAATTGGAGCTTAGATTAAAAGAAAAGATCAAATAGCATGTATCTTTTATTGATTCGTCGAGATAAGATGTCTTTCATCTTAAAAATTAAGATGAAGAAGGCTCAAGATGATCCGTGGGTGCTGTATTTGGTGGTCAATAAGGACCTAAATATGGGATTGGGAAAAGTTGCTGCACAATGTGGACATGGCGTTGGGCAGCTCGATATTTATCATGAGAGTATCTTGACGAAGAGTCTTCAAGGCAAAAAGTTATCGAAGCAGGAGATGGCTCATTTCGATAGAGTTTCTTCTTGGAGAAAAGACTCATTTCGGAAGATAGTTCTTGAGGGGTCTAATAAGACCTGGAATAGATTAAAAAGCCTAGATTGCAAACATTTTATTGTTAGAGATGCCGGATTCACAGAAGTATCTCCTGGATCTGAAACGGTAATAGCATATTTGCCTATGCAAAAATCTCAAGTGCCAGAGCTTCTGGCTAAACTTCGACTACTTAAATAATGAAATACGAATCATATGGGAGGGTATTTGAGGATCATAGCCACAAAAAATGGTGGCTATTCATCAGAGCCGATTCTTCCATTTCTCATTACTATTGCTGGCTTATGTCTCGTTATGGTATTGCGATGAATCCTGGAAATAGGCATGGCTCACATATTTCTATTGTACAAGGGGAAACTCCAAAAGATAAAGTTTGCTGGGGGGCGCTTATTGGAGCAAAAGTTGAGTTTAAATACTCAAGTCTTATTAAGTACAATGGCCTACATGCCTGGGTTGAGGTTCAATCAAAGCAAATGGAGGAAATAAGAAAGTCGCTAGGCCTATCTGCTACACCATGGCATAGATTCCACCTGACAATTGGCCAGTGTCAATTTCCAGTCATTGGAGCAACTAAACAATCAGGAATAATAAAGATTGAGCCATGAGTAAAAAGAAAAAAAAGGAATCTCCTTGGCTTAATACTAGAGAGATTCTCTCATCTGAAATGTATAAGCTTTTTCAATATGGCCCAGCTATGCAGGATGTATTAAAACATTATGAAATATATCTCAAAGAGATTAAAAAGAAGAGCAAAGGTTCCGCTTGACATCTGCCGCCAGGCTGCTATCATAGTCTTATGAGCGAAAAGGTTGAAACCAACCTGGTTGATGGTAGAAACATTGTGGCCATAATTTCTTTTAAGAATTCTTGTCTAGATATGGAGTGGGACTGGGAGGCCTTTAAGGTTGATGGTGAATGATAGATCCTCACAATACAGTGAGCGAACTAGTAAGTTTATCCAAGCGCTAATAAAATGTCATATAATAGTTCTATTAGAACACATAAAGGAGGAGTATTAATGAGCAATAAAAAAAGTGGTATCGAGCGCAAGGTGAAGGCTGGCACTGATGCCGTTACTGATACTTATTACAAGGTAAAGAAAGCTGTTGTTCAGCGCTTTGATGAAACACAAGTTAAGAATAAGACCTCACTGGAAAAGCTGCAAGATTTAGGACTTGTAGATGAGAACGGTAAGACGCAATATAAGAAAAGACTCCAAGAGATTTTTTCTGATGCCAGAAAAGTTCCCGAGGTTGCCAAGGAAGCCTTTCACGATTTGGCTGATAAAGTCATAGCGTATGATAATAAGAAAAAAGGAAAGGATCCACAGAAGAAGGAGCAGTCTTTATTAGACTCAATTGAGCCGGATCATATCATTGAAAAGCATGTCAAAAGAATTCTATCAAGGGTTCATCACTAAGAAAGAAAAAAAAATGCAAGAACTTTTAGAGTCTTTGAAAAGCTTGAGTGCCGATGAATTACGAAATGTTGTAAGAGAGGCTGTGGAACTTTTGCCTGAGGAGGTCCCTCCTCCGCCGCCTGAGGAGCCAAAACCGGCAGTATCTGATCAGGATGATGAACTCATAAGGGATGAATTTGGTGACATTTTTGATACTACTCAGGAGTATGGTGAGCTAAAAACACAAATGCTTGTAAACCTTCATTACTATCTTTCCTGGCATTTAGATGAGAATAACGATCCTAAAGTTGAGATCGATGTGCATGACGTAGATCCTATTACTACAGAAAATGCTCTAGGCTTTCATAAGGTTCCAGATATAGATATGCCAAAAGATCTCTTAGATATTAAGAAAAATAAATTGGATCTAATCTCTAAATTCTTAGAGAAATGCAAAGAAATTGCATTAAAAAATGATGTGCCTTATGCACAGGTGGTGGAGCACTTCTACTTTAGTTATTGATATGCTTGCAAGTATGGATATTCCTAGACGTCTAGACGTCTCTTGGAGCCCAGATGAAGACAATACTATAACCTGTATATGGGGGAGAATTGTTGTAGAATTTGCTCCGCTAGAGCAAAAGCTGACGCAAAAACTTCATCATATTGTGTCTGTGTCCTTTAAGGACAAAGGATCAATAGATTTAGATTTGGATAAGCTAGATTTCCTCTATAGGGGAGAAATGACAGAAGGCTCAAGCCTAGTCTTGACGGCTGATACGATGGCGAAGATAAAGCACTATGCTTTGTCTAATATGTCCTGGACTATATCTGATATTCACTTATAATGAAAAGCTTTCTTAAAGCCTCATTTGAGGTTCAAGTTCCGATCCATCATAACAAGTGGGTCCATATGTTTGTTCCATCTATTATAGGATTAGGAATATCTACTGTCTCTCTGATGCAAATAGAGAACCTTAGGTGCTACCAGCTAGTGGTAGCACCTATTATGCTATTTGCATTATTTGGTTTTGAGTGGATTGCAAATAAATATTTCTTACATAGAAAGACTCAAATCTTTAGAGAATTATTTGATCTGCATGAAAGGGCTCATCATGTTCTTTTTTCTCACAAGGAAATGATAATGAAAGAAAGCTGGGAGAATTATTATGTAATGATGCCTCCATATGCTATAATTCTTATGTTATGTTTTATGTCTCCTGTCGTTTTAGGATTCGGTGTTTTATTTGGAACTAATATTGCTTGCATTCTTTTAATTACAGGGATGCTTTCCTTTTTGACATATGAATGGATGCATTGGATATATCATCAATCCTGGGCTCAAAACTATAAAGCAATAAGATATTTGATGCAATTCCATAAGACCCACCATAACCCCAGTAATATGAATAAATATAATTTTAATGTAGTACTGCCGGTTTTTGATCTTATCTTAAAGACTTTTAAATAATTATCTGGGGCAAATATATGACCTCCTTAAATGTCATAAACAAATATAGAGCTTGGACAAAAGACCTAATTAAAGAAGATTTGGTTAAGCATCCTTATGCTATCTGTCTGGAGCATTGGGATGGAGATTTTAATCTTGGAACGGCCATTCGTAATGCCAATGCTTTCGGGGCTAAGGAGGTCTTCTATTTAGGAGGCAAGAAGAAATGGGATAGGAGATCTGCGGTAGGTACGCATAATTATACTGATGTTAAATTTCTTAATGACAGGGATGATTTAAATAATGTAAGGAAGACATATCCTTATTTAATTGGTATAGATAATATTCCTGGTGCTATCCCGGTGGAGTCCTATACTTTTCCAAGCAATTGTCTTCTTATATTTGGAGAAGAGGGCCTCGGCCTGACAGATGAGACAATAGCCATGTGCGATCTTCTTATTGAAATAACAATGTGTGGTTCGGTGCGCTCATTAAATGCAGGAACCTCAACAGGAATTATTCTTCATAAAATAAACCAACAATATGCAATGTAAATATTGTAAAAAGCAAAAGCTTGAGGCTATACCAGAATCATGGGAGCTTGCCAAGTATTGCACAGATGAATTGTACTGCAAAAAATGCAAAATGTCTTATATTTTTATGGACGATATTGTATTAAAGCAAATTGATGAGATTATGCATGAGGATAGGGCGTATATAATACAATTTTCAGATAAATTTGAACAAGAGATATTTCTAGAATCGCTCAGAGCTTTTCGTGACTCTTCAAAAGAAGAACTTGTTTCAACAATGTTTAACTTTGCCGACGAATCATCTTCTTTATTGCAAGGGGTAACATTTGCTGGAATAGATGTCTTGCGAGAGCTGTTGGGCGAATCAGCAGAGTTAACAGAAATAGCGGAAGAGAAAATCAAACCGAACTAAGAAAAGGTAATATTAGTCATGCTTCTTATTAAAAGTTATGGTAACGCTGAGATTTTTCAATCAAAACACACAGGCGCCATCATAAAAACGTTACCCGGCAGCCGTGGGCTATCAGAAGTGATTGGTTTAAGCGGTCATCCTGAGAACTGGAAAAAGCTGTCGTGATAGTGGATATAAAACTCTTAATCAAATTCATGCAGTAAGGATAGTGTAATGCTTCTATTAGATAAAATACAACAGGAAGATGTTTATAAATTTATCTCAGCATCCGAGCATCTAATAATTAGAGCTTGTGGTCAAGTGGGAATCTGTTTGGAAACCAACAAGAAGTACCGTAATGTTGGCGAGTCCGAACATTACACATTTAACATCCATAAAGATTTATGGAAAAAATTAACTTGATATATAGATTTATATGGCAGATTCTCTGGCTGCAAGACAGCAACAATACGAAGAGGTGTCTAATATAGAGCTTACTCGAAGACTTCCGGTCATCATTAGATGTGATGGGCGAGGGTTCCACAAATTTACCAGCAAGCTGTCAAGACCTTTTAGTCCCTTATTGTTAGATGTTATGGTTCAGGCCATGACATATGCCGTTCAGGAGATGCCAGGAGCCATATTTGCATATCAGCAATCAGATGAAATTACCTTTGTATTAAGGAATGACCAAACGTTTGATACAGAGCCATGGCATCAAAATAAGGTGCAAAAACTTGCCTCTGCATCTGCTGCATTAGTAACATTTGGCTTTAATAAAGCCTTAATGCAATGTGATCCAAAGCTTAGCACGGTAGGAGACGCTTTATTTGATGCTAAGGTATTTACTCTTCCATACTATAATGAGGTCCTAAATCATCTTATTTGGAGGCAACAGGATTGCATTCATAATGCAGTTTCAGCGGCTGCCTCGACAGAACTGACAAAAAAGATTGGAAAAAAGACGGCAAGGAAACTTGTTCACAACAAAAGTATATCTGAAAAAGTAGATCTGCTTCGAACAAATTGCAAAATTGAATATAATAAGCATTACCCTTCTCCATTTAGAAGGGGGGTCTTAGCGTGCAAGGTGCCAATAGCTTATCCTACAAAGGAAGGCGAGGTGACTCGTAATAAATGGATAATTAATTCTGAAATACCTATATTTTCAGAAGATCGTGATTATATATATAATATTCTGATAAATGGTAGAGACGTGTTTAGAACAGGGATAACTAATGCAGAAAAAGCTAATATATCTTCAGTTGACAGATCTTCATCTTAATTACTTATCAGAAGAGAATCTTTCAGATTTTTATAAGCAATTGAATACCTTTGATGGTGAAGGCTTGTTCATAACAGGAGATACATCAACGGGATCCCAGTTAATCTATCATATAGAACGTCTAGCACAGGAAGTAAGGAAGAATATCTATTTTGTACTAGGTAACCATGATTATTATCATTCATCGTTTAAAGAAACTGAAAAAAATATTGCCCGTCTTACGGAGAAATATTCTAATTTAAGGTATTTAACAAAGGAAAAAGTAACACCAATTTCTCCAAAAACAGCCTTAATTGGTCATGCCGGATGGTATGATGCTCGCTGGAGAGACCCATGGACTTCGATGGTATTTATAATAGATTGGTATTACATAAAAGACTTTCGCATATTATATACTTTTGGAGACTGTCTTGCTTTAGCAAGGGAAAGAGCAGATAAGTCTGCAAAGATCATAGAAAAAAGATTATTAGAAGCATTATCTAAATTTGATACAGTATATCTTTTGACCCACTTCCCTCCCTGGCCAGATAAAAGTTCAACTCTCTGGAGAAAAATAACTAAAGATTTTTGGATGCCATACAATTCTTCCAAGGTTATGGCCGAGATGCTTGAAAAGGTAATGAAAAACTATCCCGAAAAGAAGCTAATTATTCTAGCAGGGCATACTCATAAGAAAAGAGATGAACAAATAGCCCCGAATGTAATATTGAGGGTAGGCCAGGCATCCTTTGGAAAAGTATATTTAGATGATATCTATGAAATAGATTAATACTCTCATATAATTATAGGAATATTATGAGCAAATTTACCAATATTTTACGATATGCCTCGACATTTGAGAAATTATCTAAAGATCCCGATCTAAAGCCATATAGGGAAAAGGCGGATAGCGCCGAGGTGGAGGATCTGGCCGCAAAAGCATTGAATGATCATAAAGAAGAAGATGTTGATTTATCATTTCATGATCAGCATTATGGCTGGTTTATGTGGGATTCAAAAGAGAAGAGACATAAGCAGACAGATTTAAATGATTTCGAGGCGAATGATACATTGAAAGATGTTAGAAAGTCTGTTCATTCATTGAAGAAGGTTAAGCTAGAAGATTATAGTGGGATTAGGAGCGAGGCCGCAGATAAGTGGCTCAAAAAGGCTGTAAAAAAGCCGGATAGCGTCGCGCGCGTCAGTGAAGACAACCTTTCCCTTATGGTGATCTTGGAGAAGAACGGGCACAAGAGAGCCTGGATGACCGAAGCCTTGGCAGAGGCCCAGCAACTGGCCAAAAAACCAGGTAACGAGAGCTGGTCACTTGAGGATCTCGTTGATGTTATCCTTGAGGATTGGCTGGGCCGGGAGGCTAGAGAGGAGGCCCATCATGCTCTGAACCTGTTTCAGGCTTTTCTAAGGAACCGCTCTTTTGAACGTCAGTGGTACGCCCAGGTCAAGCGAGACCAAGAAGTTGTCAAGGTTCTCCGTGGCCCCCTCCACATCGATGAACTTGACCTCAAAATCTATCAGTTCGTTCGGGGGAGGCCCAAGTGGATGACCTGGGTGTTGGAAGATGCTCGCTCCAGCTTCTCTGAGAACGGTAAGTCTGAAGAGTGGGATTCTACCAACTTGTCCATGGTCGAGGGCTATGTTGAATTTGCGCTTGCTGAGTTGTTCGACCGCGACCTGCGCGGACACGCCTTTGACTTGATGTGGAAGTTTGTCAAGAGTCCCTCGTTTGAGCCCTCCTGGTATGCTGCTGTTGAGGCTCTCAGCGGGGTAAACCCGAGCGAATAGTCCTTCTTGTCAAGTTCTTCTGGTCTGAAATGAGAGCATTAGCTCTTGGAATAAGAATGAAGGGAGGAGATGTTCCTGGTGGTAAAAAGAAAAAAGGACTATAAACCCCAATGAGGACTCTTATTATTGGAGCATCTGGTCAGGTAGGACGCCTGATATTCCATCAATTATATAAGACGAACAAAACAGTACATGGCACTTATCTTTCTAAGCAAGAAGGAAGTAAAAAATACTGTCATAAATTGGATGTTTCTAAATATAATGACGTAAAAAGGCTTTTTGAAGAGGTTGCTCCAGAAATAGTATATCTTGCTGGGGCGGCAACCAATGTGGATTGGTGCGAATCTAATTCAAAAGAATCATATAACATAAATGTTATCGGTACAAAGAACGTTGTAGACCTTTTACCAGATAATGCTACTTTAGTATTTTTTTCCACCGATTATATTTTTGATGGGGCTGAGGGGCTATACAATGAAAAAGCAGCCCCGAATCCTATTTGTCAATATGGTGAACAAAAATTAATAGCAGAACATTATATCCTTTCGCAAGGTAAGCAGGCCTATATATTAAGAACTCACGGTGTTTTTGGGCATGATATTCAAGGAAAAAATTTTCCGATGAGGCTTGTGTCTAATTTGCTAGCTAACATTGTAATAAAGTTACCGTCTGATGAGTATGGAACTCCTACATATAATGAGGATCTGGTAAATTTTGCTGTCAATGGTATTGACTCATGCTCCCCAGGAGTATATCATGTCGCCGGGCCGGATAATTTATGCAGATATAAATTTGGGCTAGAACTTGCCAGATTGCATAAGCAGGATGCTTCTTTAATATTTCCGACATATTCCTCAGCTATTTCAAGGCCTGCTAGAAGGCCATTAAATGGCGGGCTAACTACAATCCATAAGAATCTTATTAAAACAAGATCTTTTTATGAAATTTATGGTGACAAATCAAATTTGCATTACGGGATATGAGCTAGGCAAGGTCGGAAAGACTTGACCTGGGCGAGCGAATCGCCTATACTACTCATGAAGTTAAATCGCACTTTGTCATAGGAGATGATGTTATCATGGATTCTGAAAATAAGCCTTTTTTCCCAAATCAAAAGATTCCTTTGAATTCCCGTAAAGATAAAGATGGAAAAACTTTCTTTATTGGAAGAATGAAAAATTCAACTGTCTTGGATTTTTCTGCTGGTATGGCTGTGTTGGTATTTACTTCCGAGGAGGAAGAAGAGGAATTGCAGCTTGCTCCGCTGGACTCTAGGCGTCCTACATATGGTAGGTATAGAACCTCATCGGATAGAATCCATTTGAGCCTAGATTCTCGTGAGGATAAAGAAAAGAAAGTGTATTACATTGGCAAGCTTAAGCTCGACAAGGTAATGTATGCTCACGATGGGATAACCTTTATGGTTTATCTATCTAAAAAGGGTGTGGAAGAAGTTCAACTCGTAGGCAAATATGGTCCCGCTCCTGATTGGAAATACCATCAGAGCAGTGCCGAAACAGACGTTCAAGAAATTGAGCAAACACCAGACGAGGTGGAATTAGATTTGCCTCATGCATCGATGGAGTATTAAAATGGATGAGAAAAAACTGAATCGTGTAGAAGCAAAGAGGAATCAAAAAGAAGAGCTTAAAAAGTTGTGGAAACTTCATTTAAGCAATCCAGGAGGAACTAGGAATGTAATTTTTGGTTACTTCAAAATGGAGACCACAACAGGAGTAGGTCACGCTTGCGTTGCTCTTCTTCGCCCTGAGAAAGGTTCCCATAGCGCTGAATACAAGGCTGCTGTAGCGTTTGGGTCTCCTTTGGATGTTATGAATCGAAATAAGGCAAGAAAAATTGCTTTCGGTAGGCTGTTTTCTGATCGAGAAAACCGAAACTTTACCTTCACTTGCAAGGCTGAAACAATCGTTGGAGTTATGCAGGATGCTCTTAGGCATGCCTCAAGTACTGACTTGATTATCACCAAGGGTGACCGTCAAAGAAAGATGCTTTATTCTCCTAAGTGGTTGCAGGTTGCTTTAGGAGAGAGCAAAATCTTCGAGCCTACCAGAATAAGCAAGGAAAAGAAAGAAATCGAAGAAAAGAAGACTGCGTAATCTTGGTGTGCAAACCTGGGATGTCCCTAATAGCTGACAGCTATTAGGGACATTTTGTTATTTTAAATGTATATTCATCATAAATATATAAAAACCGTTTTCCCGATGGTAAAAAAAGAGGGGGTAATAATTAAAAATTTTACCAAAATCTCTTGGGTGAAGAACTGCGACCAATGGATGCTCTATAAAACTCCTTACCGTCCCCCATACCGAAGCTCGGTCGATAGATCTTGGCATTATCTTCGTTGGGGATTTTCCAGCAAATCTGACAGACCTATAAAAGAATCCGTCGTTATATAGATATTTATATGATTCATTTTGAGCAGCTATGGGAACTTGCGGAAAGATTAACTCTTAAGTATAAAATCTCTCCGGAAGAACAAGATATTCGTCAGCAAAGATTAGCGTCAAAACTGGTGATGTCCTCAGAGGAAGACTGGACGGATGCTAATTTGATGGGAGACTTTCTGCTAAACTTAAGCAGAATATCTCAACAAAAGAACATAAATGCCTATCAGGCGCTGAAGCAATCCATGGAAGACTTCGAGAGCGAAAATATAGAAAAAGATGCTGATAAAGGCTCAGGAATCTTCCCAGCAGATACTTGAATGAAGATTTGATGGAATGTTTTCGATTGGAAACCATTCAAATTCCGTATTTTCATACGTATCTAGGTCTATTTTCTCTGTGAAGTCTTTTTTGTCTTTTAGACTCATTGGGCTTAAAAATATGTGATATGTGAACCTACTTCCCTGTGTCACTGGCCCAGGAGATATCTCTAGCGGAGGTAACACTCCCAGCTCCTCCTCAGCCTCTCGTAAGGCCCCATCACGAGGCTTTTCGTCCTCCTTCAGCGCCCCACCAGGGAGGTTCCATGAGCCCCCCTCACGGCCATTCTCGGAGCGTTTAAGGAGCAGGACAGTACCATCCTCTGGGCAATGAAAAAGAACACCAGCGCCCATATCAGTTCTATCCTTAGTGCTGGCCTTTAAATATAAGGTTGCAAGATTAAGATAATAATCATTCATCATACTTGAATAATATGTAAGAATATGCTTGACTTTTGAGGGCTTTCTTCGTATCATAATTACATGAGCAATATTGTGGGGTTGCTGGCCTTTCTTGCATCAATGTCTCTGGCTCTCATGGGTCATGCCGAGGAAAGAGAGGGTATAATGCCCAAACCTTCTGAGGTATTGCCGGAGCCAATAAAATTAACCAAGTCTTGCAGTAAAATATCTATAATTGAATGGAGGGGAACCGATCCAAATAAGGAGTCTAGTGATATCCTGGATAAGATTTGCAATGAAGCCTTCAACAAGTTTAGAAGATTTGTTTCTTATAAGGGATATAACTATAGCGAGGCTGATTTTTCACTTACGGTGTCTTTAATTCCGGCCCACCCAAATAATGGTGGCTCGGAATATCGCAATTTAAATGATATAAATAAAAGGTTTGCTAATCGAACAAAGTATTTTACTCCGGAAGGACAAATAATTCCTATCTGGGGTTATTATCATTTTAATAACAATCATATCTTCATAAGAAATGATGTTTTAAATGAAGATAACAAAGTTAATGATAGATTTGTAACTATATGGGCTCATGAGCTATTCCATGCGATGTCTTATCGTCACGGTATAAGGAGCCAGCATAATAGATTTTTTCCAAAACTTTCGCTTGGCATGGCAGAAGAAAAAAGAGCTGAGCAGTTCACTCAATTTCTTGGGCTGGGTATCTAAATGTTTAGAAAAATATCAATCATGGATTCAACAAAAATAGCAGTTGTTGGAGATATTCATGAACATGAGGAACAATTTGATAAACTAGTGGATCTTTGGAAACCAGGATCTCAAAGATTAATAGTATTTGTTGGTGATATATATGACAAAGGATATGGGTTTGGTGTAGCTGAATCAATTACTTTTAAGATTAAGAAATTAATTGATAATGGTTTTGCCTATACCGTTAAAGGTAATCATGAATTAAAGCATATTTATACTTCTCGTCGAGATGGGCTGGCATTATCATCAGGATTAAAGTACTTCGCAAGTCAGCCGCTTGCCTTAAGCTTTCAATTTAATAACAAAACAACGTTATTGGTAGTACACGCCGGCGTGGCTCCATATCATAAGCTAAATGATTTGGGATATACAGTAGAAACATCCTATATTAGATATTTAAATAAAAATAACAGGATGATAAACTTAAAAAAGCAAGATGGGGAATATGTCCTTCCTGCGGGGTGTAAGCTTTGGCATAAGGTATATGATGGAAGGTTCGGCTATATAGCCAGTGGCCATCTAGCGCAATCAGATGGCATGCCAAAGTTTTATAATTACTCTTGTAATTTGGATTCTGGTGTTTTTCGTACTGGAAAGCTTGTGGCACAGGTCTTCGGCTCCAAAGGTAGAGAAAATCTCTTAGAGGTTTCGGGACCAAGCTATGTAAAATGAATGAGATTTTTTATCCAGACATCTTTCAATATTTAGAAGAAACAGGGCACCAGACCCCAATATCGCTGATTAGATTGGAAGACCTTTTGGCAAAGGTACGCGCAGATACAGGAGCACATCCAGATGCTATTAAGGCAATATTAACGCTTTTCTTGCAAGAAATAAGAACCTCAATAATAAAAAATCAAAAAATAAATATTCCCAACTTGGGGACATTTTCATCTTCGCATGGTACTCACTTTAGGCCAAGCGATATGTTAGCTCATAGGATAAATGATGGTAGAAAATATTGATTTTAAAGAAATAGCCCCTTCTCTTAAGTCTGATGTACTTGCAGCTCAAGTGGTTATCTATAGAGCTTTGCAATTAAATAAAGATCGTGCAATAGCTTCTATGGAAGAATTAGCAAGGCGAAAGAAAAATGGAGAAACATTTGATTATGAATCTTATATTAAGACGGAATTGGCCAAATTTCCAAATATAAAGAATACAACAGAAGATATTCTCAAATCATCTAGAATGATTGAATCAAGCCTAATCGGCTTAGCCAAATTAGGAAAAGGCAATGTTGGATAGATTAAATAGAGAGATAATCTTACATATCTTTCAACATCTTGGTATAGCCAAAACCAAACAATTTGGCTCAGTTGGTTTAACAATTCCAGCATTAAAGATAAATAATCTAAGCGTCGAGTTGGAATCTAATAATGTTAGAACCAGACACCCGGTTTATGCCGGTCAGGTGAACCCCCCGGAGGGGGGATGTTTTAAGGCCTTGGTCGTAGACCTGACATTAGAAAATGAGCCTTGGGAATTTTTGGTGGTCTTTAGAAACCAAGAAATGCCTACTTTTGGTATTCAGCTCATTATGAATGATGATGATAATGGAAGATTTGAAATTCTCCATCCAGATCCTAAAATATGGATCAAAGTAAATAACTATCAAAAATGCATGAGCCTTGCGGGATTTGAGATGATAACATCTTCTGGTTCATTTTGGAATCCGTTAGATGAGACAGAAGCATTATACAATGCTGCTCTATCATTTCTGCAAGAGGGAGAAAAAGAAGATGGCGGATGATTACAGTGAGTACATATCGGGTGAGTACATATCGACATTTGTGTCTAAATGTATAATAGATGGACAGCTTAAAGCTGCTAAGATAGCAGAATTAGCTCAGGATGAAATCTCATCCTTAGAAGATGAGATTAAAGTAATAGAATCTCTACGAGAGAAACAGAAAGATCTTAAACAGCTAATTGCTAAATTTAAACCTCAACAGCAAAAACAAGATAAGATTATAGATACTTCAATTTCAGAAGAACATCTTTCTTCTTTTCAAAAGAAAACACATACTAATATTTGTGAATTTATAGAGAAGCGTATACCAGATTCGGTGACACCAAGAGAGATTTTAAATATATTCATAAATGAGGAGCAATCGGCGTGCTACACTGGTATCAAGTGGTTATTAGAGCATGAGATTATATGTAGGCATGGAGAAGGTGTATATAGAACTCTAGCCCCAGGTAGTAAATGGGATGAAAGACCTATTAGTACCAATAAAGATGGAAAAAGCTGATTACTTAGTAAAATTAACGAAAGAAGAGTTGGAATATAACTTATCTCTGCTTAGCTCGCAGAAAAGCAAGCTATCAAGTGAATCAGATAGATTGACATCTTTGATTATAGGAATAAAGGAAGAGCTGCTTCGTCGTAAGCAGCAGGACGTTGAGTTTATTTCGTACGATGACTAAAACTCAAATCATAGATAAAATCTATGAAAAATATGAGGGTACTGTATCAAAATGTTTGATATCCGATGTGATAGATTCATTTTGCATTCGGTTATCCACAAAGATCACCGAAGAGCAATCGGTATCTATTCATAATTTTGGAACCTTTGCATTGCAGAGTCGTTCTGAATGGGTAAGGTATAACCCGAATTCGAGAGAGCGAGAATCGGTTCCTGCTAAGGAAACGATCAAGTTCATACCTCATTTTAACTTTCAACAGCTAAGAAAGCAAGTAAAGAGGAAAGAATGGCAGAAGAAGTAGCAGAGAAACGTGGAAGAGGACGGCCAGCGGGATATAGTCCAGGCAAAAGATCTACAGTATGGGGCTGTGCGGCTATAAAAGAAGGGAAAATTATACTAGAAAGGATAACTCCTCCCGATAATACACCAGCGGATTTAAGAGCCAGTTTTACAATAGCTGATGCTGAAAAGATATTTATGGATCAGCATGGTGTTAAGCCAGAAATCATAGGCCCTTTTCATGATAAAAAGGGAGGGCAGAAGGCAGAATCCTCTAAAAAGAAAACAATCTCTGTGAATCTTGCAGAGCTAAGCATCTCGGACGAAAAATATCAAGCAATATATCAAAATTGGAAAGGTGTTGCTCATCTAACAAAGGAAGATAACCAGTGTGTTTTCTTTATTGGCCAATTTCCAATAGATAAAAATGAGAAGGGCTCCCCTCCAATGAAGCTTTTAAATATTTCTGATGTAAAGAAAGTGGAAAAAGTTTTAGAAAATACTATTTCCTAAACATCTAAAGGTGATTGAAGGATCTAGGAAGAATAAAATCCTGGATCCTTCATATTAGGACAACATATGAAGAAACTAACGAAAACTAAATTAAAAAAGTTCAAAACGTTCTTTGTGAACAAAAGAGAGCGTCTACTTATCTCTTATATGCAAAAAGTAAATGACTCCATTACAATGGGGTTTCAAGCCTTTGGTGACGAAATTGACCTTGTTCAAATTCGACAATTAAAGGAAATTACAGATCGTCTCTCTAGTAGAGATAGAGATGGTCTACATAAGATTGATTACGCAATTAAGCGTATAGCCGATGGCTCATTTGGTATTTGTGAAGAATGCGAGGAACCAATTCCAGAGAAACGATTGGAAGCTATTCCAGACTGCTCATTCTGTATTCAATGCGCTGAGCAAATCGAATTTGATTCAAAACAATATAGACAGATACCCTAAGTTATTGAAATAATTGAGGTTTTTGCTATTATAATAAATATCTTATCATTTTAGGATATCTTGCCATTTAATAGGATGGTAGAAACAACAAAAATGCTTGGATGTGGACTCCTAGAGATGGAGCAAACAGCTTCGACTATCGGAGATATTTATTCAAAATCGGTGGAATCTCATTCCTTATTCATTAAGGATGAGATAGATTCCGAGAATGCTACTCATATAGCAGCAAGCATGATTTATTTATCTCAAAAGGATCCTTCAAAGGAAATAACTATTTATATAAACAGTATAGGAGGTACTATCTTCGGTGGCCTCCTGACTATTTATGATACAATGCAGGCTATCCAAGCTCCAATTAGAACATTCTGTATTGGGGAGGCTTATAGTAGTGCTGCCATCATAATGGCCTCAGGCACTCCGGGGAGAAGATTTTTATTTCCTAATTCTAAAGTAATGATCCATGCTATTCAATTATCTGATGTCTCTGGAAGTTCTTCTGAACTTGAAAGAGAAATGAAGAGGATAAAGATAGAGAACAAAGCATTAATGGAAATAATAGCTAGGCACACCGGCCAACCATTAAACAAGGTTAAAAGAGATTGCAAAGAGGATTATTATTTAAATGCTGAGGAGGCTATTAAATATGGATTGGCTGATGAAATAGCATCTCCGATCAAGAAAATCCCCAATCTTAGCAAAATATCAAGAGCTATTAAAAAAAGCAACATAATACAGACCGTTCCTAATAGTTTATTGGTAAACAACTCCAAAAATGAGCAATAATATCATATATTGGCATGACCGATAAGATTGCGCGAAAATCGTCTGAAGATCCAACGCAAGAGGCCTTGCGTGCTAATAAAGATAGTTGGAACAGCGCTACTACTACTTTGATCGCTAAGTTAATTGCTTTCAAACGTGGCTTGAACGGCCGAGGCGAACCCAAGGCGGGAATCCCTCCCTCTAGTATCAAAGAGCCTCTACCGCCAGAATTAGGCCAGTACTTGGCAGATCTGGCGCAGGACTATGTGAGCGTGGTGAATGGGGCTGAGAGTATAATCAAAGAGCAAGAGAGGTATAGTAATTCTCGTAGAAAGTCTGCTTCAGCGCCAGAGATTGTTTCTGTAGCCTCCTGGTGGGGAAGCCAACAATGGGCAAAGGTTCATCTCTTTACAAGATCCCAAGCCGAAAGAAAACTTCGTCTTAGTGTCCTTAGCTCAGCAAAAAAATTAGAAAAAGAATTTAGAAAATTAGAATACATATCAACCTCAAAAGGTCTAGAAGGGATTAATGATATATTGAGCGAAACCTTCATGCATTTAAAGGCTTCTCAAAAACCGTTATTTGAAACGTTAGAAACTTTAATTCTTAATATGGGTGGAGTAAAGACCAAGGAATTAGGAGAATCCACCTCAGCAAAAGATATAAAACCACAGCAGGGGCCAGACCGGCCTGCCCAAGCTGCTCCAGAATTAAATTCTGAGCCAATACTTGAAGAGGTAAGGGCTAATATTCAAAATATAGGAGCGTTGTCTAAAAATACAAATAATGCAGATATTAAGAAATTATACGAATCACTTGCTTCCCTGATTGCCCGCATAGAAATTGCGGAACGAGATGAGGGTGAACAAAAAGATCCAGAGTATCAGAGTAATGAAGAAAATGCAAAAGCTATAGCCTTAACTTTATTTAAAGCATTGCAAAGTTATTACAATGCTTTAAATGCTTCATCATTTGATGATATAATGACGCTCGTGGATCTCAAAAAAGCAGGAGATCTATTTGTTTTATCAAAATTTAGTCAAAGCAAATTTAAGCGCTGGTGGTCCAGAAGGAAATTGAATATTAATTCATCCAATATAGACAAGATGTTTATTCAATTATCTGAAACCTTTTTGGAGGCCGAGTCGGCATTAAATAAAACGATGGATGTTGTAGAAGATCCGTCTTCCACGGTCGAATATGTTGTAGAAAGCTATAAAATATTATTAGAAAAAATATTACAGATAATTCGTCAGTTATCAGAAGTAACCGAAGTGGGTTACATGGACATTAAATTAAAGCCAAGAATAAGAGAAAGCTCAATGAAGGCTTTGCTTAAATTGCAGGGTTATTTTGAAGAGAAAACAAAACTTCTTGGTTCTTAATCAGATAAGGCTTCCCGTTGTTGTGGCCTTGTCTGAGGCAGAGCAGATTAGAGGATTGATGTATGTAAAAGCCAATCCTCCAGTAATGGTATTTCCTTATAATAAAGCAGAACCCAGGAAGTTCTGGATGAAAAATACATATTGCCCATTAGACATTGTATTTTGCAAGAATTCTGAAGTTATTGATATTTGTCATGGAATCCCCTTATCAAAAAAACTTATTGGGCCCAATGATCCGAGCGATCTTGTAGTAGAGTTCCCACGCGGCATGACCAAAGAGCTTGGAATATCTGTAGGTTCTATTCTAAGGATAGAATATCAGACAAAAACGTTAGCAAAACGTTGGGAAGATTACTTAAAGTTAGCAAGCGACGAGAAGGAAGATCCTGAAGAAGATATTGAATTAGATATACCTATACCTGATTTTGCGAAGGATTATCCAACTTGGGGGCCGGACTCTGTTGAAAAACACACTAAAGACTTTATAAAATATCGAAAAAAAGATCTCAAGTCATACAAAAATCTGTCTGGTAAAGGGATAACGGCCTATCACGGTGGACGAGAGTTTGATGATGGATTTTCTTTGGACTTTGTTGGTTCAGGCGAAGGAATGGGTATTCTTGGTCCAGGCGTATATTTTATAACAAGTAAAAACATTGCAAAAAAATATTGTAAATATGTAGACAGATCTGCCCTATATACTGTAAACATCAAGTCAGATGGATTGTATGAACCAGCTCAGGGCATTCCAAGAGATCTTCATAATACTCTAAAAACAATAGTACAAGATTTAAATCTTCCTAAAACCACAGTAATGTCTTTAACGCATGGAAAAGAATATATTGGAAAGCTAAATGCGGCCTTTGGTCCACATAAGGCAAGACAAATATTAGTGAAGGCAGGAATAAAGGGAGCCTATGAAAAGATAGGCGACCATTATGAGATCAGTGTATTTGATCCATCAATTGTTACAATTATTGATAAAGAAAGCTTTCAACCAAACGAACAAGTCGGCAAGGACGAAGATTCTGAGGTATGAGCAAAAGATTACTTAATCTAAAGTATGTTAGATTAACAAATATTCATATTCAAGATGTGCCAAAGCACGTTCATTATCCAATGATGAGAAAAAGATTTTATCTTTGCTCGTCCTGCAATGAATGGGTAGGCAATATTGGCTATTACTGTTATAAATGCTATAAGTCTGTATATTTTCCAAAACAATAAAGTGATGAAAGAATGAATGTACACTTTGATTTAGAAACACAAGATCCAGATGATGTCCTGACTCTATGTGTATTGGCAACACATCCAAGAGTTAATCTAAGATCTGTCTCTGTCTTCCCTGGAGGAAAAGACCAGATAGGCATTGTTCGAAATGTCCTAAATAGGCTTGACCGCTCTGATGTCAAGGTTGGCGCGGAAGAGGTTCCAGATCCGGATAAACCAAGAGTTAGCGGATTTCATTATAAATGGCTCGGAAAAGTTCCCAAGGCCGATCCCGATGATGGAGCGGTTAATGTAATTAAGGATACATTAAATAAATATCCTGATTGTCGTTTGCTTACAGGAGCTGCATTAAGAAATATTAAAAAAGCAGCAAATGGTCTAGATAAAATATTTACTCATTGGACATGTCAGGGAGGGTTCGCTGGAGACAATGTAGTCCCAGAGGAAAGACGGCTTCCTAAGTTTAATGGAAAGATAATTTGCCCGACATATAACCTAAATGGGGATCCGAAAGCTGCGCTTCAGCTTCTTGAGGACAAAAGAATAACTCTTAAGCAAATGGTGTCCAAAAACATTTGCCATGGAGTCTTTTATGACAAGGAATTTCATGCATCTTTATCTCGCGGAAAGCATGCTGGATTAGATTTGCTAATAGATGCTATGGAGTTATATCTAGCGCGGCACAAGGACGGAAAGGCCTTGCATGATACGGTGGCGGCTGCTATAATGATAGAGCCCGAATTGGCTAAGTGGGCCAAGGGAACTCCATATCGTGAGAAGGGCATGTGGGGATTTAATGAAGATAGCCAGGGGCAGGTTTTTATTACCACTGGATTTAATAAAGAGAGTTTCTCTAAAGTTTTAGAAGAATGATACTTGCTCTAAAATATCTGAAATTAATTTCAGATTTTGAACAAATTCAAATTGGATTTGATGCGCTTAATGCTAGCGCATTATGTCCAATGTTAGCTGGTGCGTTATCTTTATGCAGTGTTAATCTTAGAAATACGCAGCATAATTTTGCAGACTTAATACCTCTGATAATTAAAGCAAATACTAATCAAAATCTGACAGAAATTAGAAAATGGATGATAACAGATTGGTATATCAGAAAGCATTTATTTGCTTGGGCTACTCTCGCAGGACTAGATGCTAACTATTTAAAATACAATTCTGAAATTACCTCATTAGAGGATGCCTTAGAATTAAAGTCAAAATTACAATCTTATTGTGCTGAATATAAGCGTCTAATTTATACGGGTGAACTAAGAGATAGTTTAGATAGAATATACTCTTCATCTAAAGGGTCTTGTCCAAATATTGCATTTATTTTCGACGAACTCTATGGCATACATAGAACCGGGGAGGCCCTAGTAGCCAAAGCTATTGATGGTATACCATCATGTCTTATGAAAGCCCACACGGAAAACACTAATAAAAAATTACAGGACAGTCTTTTCTTATTATTTAAATGTATGTGTGCGTTAAAGTAAAACCATGTGATTTAAATCAATTTGGTGCTTGACTTTTAGCATCATATCAGCTATCATAGCAACAGGAGCGTCATGAGTAAACAAATCGCGAACGAATGGATCAATACGTTGATTCCAAAAGGAATAACGCGGTCTGCTGCTAAAACAGCAGCCCATCTATTCTTTAATAAATCGAAAAAGGTGCCTGTCAATCAGGCCATAGAAAATGTAAGATTTTGGGTATTTCAAATACCGAGAATTGAGTGCATTGCTAATTATGCGGTTTATTCTGGAGCAGAAGAAGAAACTTGTAAACAATTACAGGAGTTTAAGACAAGATTCCTATTATCCATATTGGATATGACAGTGGATTCTCCAGAATCAGAAAAAGATGAAAAGTATGTAAACACTTACAAGGATTATAAGCAAGCCTTAGATTTGGTTAATAAAACCTTTCATCTGAGGTCGTCTTCTTTCATCGATGCTTTAAGTAAAATGCACATAAGTGTGGAGATATAATGGATAAGATCAAAATGTCCTCAGAGAGCCGCATAGCACATCTTAATGAGGTTCTGGCCAGCCTCAAGATTCCAGCGGATTGTGTTGCATACAACAATAATAGGCATTTTAGTTATTATGATCTTGAATTAAAGCCCGGTTGTAGGGTAAAGAAGATTCATAATCTATCCTCAGAGATTGCATTGGCCGTTAAATCTAGAACGGAGCCAATTATTAAGACCATCCCAGAAAAGGGAATTGTACGATTGCAAATGATCCATGACGAGCCAGAGACAATTCCGTTGTCAGAGATTATGGAAACACCACCAACCAAGGCTGGCTTACCATTTCTTTTTGGAATGACGGAGGAAGCGTCCTCTCTTTGGGTTAATATGGTAGATAATCCACATCTGTTGGTTGCAGGAGCCACCAATTCAGGCAAAAGCGTTACTTTGCATACTATAATTAAAAATGCGCTAGATAAGTCTAATGTGGATATATATTTAGTGGATACTAAGAAGGTTGAATTTCAAGTTTATACTAATCCTAAAATTAGGAATAGAATTCACAAGGTGGCTAATAGCCAAACGTCTGCTATTGCAACTCTTTCATTTTTGTGTGACATGATGGAGCAGCGATATGAGACGATGGCTCAACTTAACTACGTTAATATAGAACAATGTTCTACTCTTTTCAACAGAACTCTTGTTGTTATGGACGAAGTAGCCGATCTCATGGTCAATGACAAGCAAAAGGTATTCGAGAATTACGTGGTTCGGTTGGCTCAGAAGGGACGCGCATGCGGCATATACCTAGTATTAGCCACTCAGAGGCCCAGTGTCAATGTCTTGACCGGATTAATCAAAGCTAATTTCCCTGCTCGTATGGCCTGTCGTGTCGCAACAGGGATAGACTCCAAGGTAATCCTTGATCAAACCGGGGCTCAGAACCTGATAGGGAAGGGAGACGCTCTCTTTCTGTCTCCTGAGCAGGATCTCGTGCGGCTCCAGGTGGCGTTCACAAATCCAGAAGACACCGTAAAGGACTACCTGGCCCGTGTGTGATTTCTTATGAAAATTTACAATTTTCATAAGAAGTATTTATTAGTAATAATAGACAAAACTTCAGATAAAATACGGACAAAAGGTTGCCATTGTGAAATGTATGACAGAGCCTTTATAGAAAAATTGCTAGGAAGAATCTATGTAAACTCAAGCTGTTATATTTCTGATAATGATTGGTACTTCGACGCGGGTACGTTCCAATACCATCATCATATGGATTTTGTGAACAGAATTCATAGAGCAAATAAAACTATCCCATAGAGGCGGGGAATCTAAGGGCCTAAAAAGAAATGAAACTATACAATCTTCATAAGAAGTATATAGATATTCTTGTTAATAAAACAGATTTTTATTTTATGCCCCAGCATTTTTGCTTTTCAAGTTGGAAAAAAGAAGATGCCTGCCAAAAACAAATTAAGTTGATTTATATTTTTTATGGAAAAGTTAAAATGGTAAGCTGCTGCTTAGACGGAGGACCCACTAGGAAGTATCAGTGGCCAAGGGATTATGGTTATATTTCTGATATTATCAAAAATAGCAATAAATTATTAGAAAAAAAAAAGAAAAAAAGAGAATAAAAGAAAAGTATGAATATAATAGAAAGAATAAATACATATCCGGATAAATTTTCGCCGGAACATATTCCTGAATTAGCGGTCGACTTAGTATCTCACTTTGACGATCGTTTGCGTTATTTGTCACAGAAGGCATTTAATTCGGAGGGAACAAGCCGAGACCTGGCTCATCGGGCGTTCCGAGAGATGGCTTACCAGAGCTTCTCAAGAGCTTTAGATACCTTTCTGTTTACGTATCAGCACTGGAGGGACAACAGGGACGTAGCGCCCTACATGATGTCCGTAATCAATAGATTACAAACAAAAACCTCCTTAGAATTACAAGGAATTTCATTTCAACCAAGATTAATTTGCACTGCGTGTAAACACTTCGGATTAAAAGAGGTGTTATTCTCTGAAGGAGATACTCTACGTTGTAATTATTGCGTGCAAAAGGTAGAAATTCTTACAAATGTAATTAAGGATGATTCTCTTAAACCAATTATTCGTTCGAGAATAGAGACAGAATTAGAATTAAGAAGCAAATTTGCAAGACATTCTAAAAAAGGACATAAATGTCCGGACTGCTCTAAATTTATACCAGAGTCCGTAAAAAAAGAGCACATAATTTGTTGTCCTTATCCTGACTGTATCTTTTTTGATAATCAAAATGATCTAGAAACGATGAGTCATCCCTCATCTTTAATGTCTTCATCTAATTTATCTTTGGACGAACCATTCAAAAAGTCTGGAGATGAGGGAAACGAAGGCTCCTTGTTGGATGTAAAGCTAAATAACATAAGCTTTTCGACAGATAGCCCTGAGGATTTTTTCTCTATAAAAGAAGTTCTCCAATTAGAGATTGGGGCGATAAATGATGTCATCAATGAGCAAGTTGCTGCTGTGAATCGTTCTGGGCATACATCAACAATGATTCAAAAGCTTATAATGTACGAAGCTTTTAAGCAAGCAATAGCTAACGATCCGGAAGGAATGATATCATATTTAGCTCATACAGAATCTCCTCCGCAAAGAACCTCCATTCAGGCAAGAATATTCCAAGAATATGTAAAGATAATGGAGAACTATCTTCCATTCACAATGAAACGAGGAGATAGATCTATTGATATAGTAGATCTTACAGACCCTAATTTAGCACTGTTCGAGGGTCTTAGTTCATATGAAGCAACGGTAAATAAAAATAACATTATTCCGAACAATACAAAAGAGCAATATATAGGTAAAAGAAAGTATAAAAAGTATGGAGCATGCTTTATAGGTAAGCTAATAGATGTAAAAAATAGCAAAGAGCAGTCTTTAATGCCTTATGTTATAGAATATGACTTCAATTCAATAACGATGGATCCCACAGTTACTCCTGGAGAAGAAGTAACTGTAACACATTACAGAATTTTATCTCATTATCAAATGAATTCTATGGTCTTCTTGCAAAGAATAAGAAGATCTATAGTAGATAAAGTATATTTTAAGCTTAATAAAAGCAAAAGAAAATGATAACGGAAGATATTTGGCATGAAAACGGTATCGAAAAAAAAGCCTACGCATTTAAAAATGAAAAATCACAGTATCATCGAGTCGATGGACCGGCAATATTTTACTCTGATTGTTTATGCGAAGAATACTTCCTAAATGGCAGGCGGCATAATCTCAATGGTCCAGCCAGAAGGTTAGATGCAAAATGCGAATCTGAAGAAGATATGAGAAAAGCACACTATGTATATGGAATACAATTAAATAAAAAATATGTAACAGCATTAAAGGAATTATATGAAAACAAAAAGTAGTTTTGATATCAGTGATTTTAGCAAGAAATTAGAAACCGCAGCAGCGGGAGCTAAGAAGCATATGGAGGCTGATAAGATGAATTGGAGAAATTATTTCCTTCTAAAGGAATTCTCACGTCCAGAAGATCTCTTCAATGAAGTAAAACTAGCATTTTTAAATATGGCAGTCAAGACAAATATAAGACTGTATACATCAGTGGTCTACAAAACATTAGCCTCCACATTAGATTGGGATAACAATGATACCGTGAAAAATCTGACGACTTATATGTCTTCTAGTAAATGTATTTTTGCGGGGAATAATGACAGCGCAGTCGTCGGAATAATTGATAGTTACAATCAAGCAAACTACACAATATGGTCTTTAGATAAAGAGCTTAGCGAAAAGTTATGTAAGGAACTTGAAAAATAATGCTGATAAATTTAGATCATCCGACGCTTTCTGACTTCTTTGCAAAAAATACTTATAAGTCAATGTTTATTGATGTAAGTGTTGGTTTTAGAAAGGCCGCGAGTAGCCTAAATAGAAAATTACACTATTATAGTTGTCATGGTGATGGCATTAAATTAGAAAGTATGATAAAAGCTTTAGAAGAAGCAGAAGGAAGAGTCATATTATCTAATGATATTTTGGGAAGTAATCTTAATTTTGTTAGATTTAGCAACTCCACCGTTATTTTATCGGACAAATTTTGTTGTATATGGTCTCTTAGAGACGATGAATATGAAAATTTATTAAAAATCGCTGATAGCGAAGGATATATTAATTCAATTAAGTAGTAATTCTAGATTTTAGGAGATGAATGTCAAAATGGAGACCAGCGGAATTAAATTGTTTATATGTAATACCTGATATACATGGACAAGTATCCTTATTAAATAAGGTTTTGAAAAGAATACTTCCATTAAGAAAAAGCGATGGAGGTCAAGACCAGCTTATTTTTCTAGGTGATTATGTTGATCGGCATGCAGATAGCCATCTTGTTCTTGATAAAATAATAGAACTTAAGAAAAAATATCCAACTCAGGTTCAATGCATTCGTGGAAATCACGAAAGCATGATGCAGGAGAACTGTAAATCAGGAAATGATCCGGTTTTAAATGATATTTTTAGAGTCTGGTTAAACAACGGAGGGTCATTAACCCTCATTGGATATATGGACAGGGTTGGAAAGGCTTCCAACCCTTTTCTTTTGCCCAGAAATCGGGTAAAGGACTATGTTCCAAAAGAACATATTGAATTCTTAGAAAATGATTTAATAGATTATTATTGTTATAAAGACTTTATTTTTGTCCATGGTGGAATGAATCCAAACATTGCGCTAGAAGCTCACAGCATAGATACGCTTCATTGGGATCGGTCTTTGGTGCGAAATATATTAAAGCATATCGGGTACGCTAAGTCCCCAGGATTGATTCGGAGACATGGAATTGAAGAACAGAAAGAACCTGAATTTGTTATTGATTGGGAGAAAACAATTATTACAGGTCATAACGGTGGGGTAACTGGAGGCAAGCCTATCATAGCTGATAGGTATATGATGCTCGATGCTGGGGCTCCAAAACGATTGCTCGTCGCTGAGCTTAATTCTATGGAGGCCTTTATGGCTTACCCAGATAAAGATCGGTTGGTAAAGTATCCGTTAAATGAGACGACTCGCGAGACTTTAATGAATCCTGAAGAGACTCGATAATCACAGGAAATATATCAGCTAGTTCTTCAAATAGGATCCATCGCCGCTGCATCAATTTGTAACATTGGTAGTAGCTGCTTTGAGCCAAAGCATCGTAATACTCAGGAGATGCTCCATTCAATGTTGCTGGGAAAATACTACGAACAAATAGGATCCAATCGGCCAAATGTTGAAAACTTTGGAATTTATGATCAGATAATGCTTGATAATATTTTAATGTCAAAGAATCTTTAGATAAGTCATGTTTTACTGGAGTAGCAAAGACGTTCAATATATAGCTTTTTGTTTCCTCCTTACATTTTGGAAATATTATTCGTTCATATAGATAGTATTCTAAAGACTCAGAATTGTTTATCATATTAACTTGCCGATTTATTGATATTTATGGCATGCTTGTTCGAGTCCACGCGCGTGTCTATACATAGACACGTATGAAAAAAGCGCTGATCATAGTAGAATCGCCTGCAAAAATTAAAACGATCCAAAAATATCTGGGTCAGGACTATGTTATACGTGCAAGTGTAGGACATATAGCAGATTTATCTACTGATGGAAAATATGGTTTGGGCGTAGACCTTGATCAAGAATATAAACCAAAATACGTTATTTTATCTGATAAGAAAGATAAGCTTCAGTCTATTCTTGATGCAGCCACGGAGGTTGCCGAAATATATTTAGCAACTGATGAGGATAGAGAGGGAGAGGCCATAGCCTGGCATCTTTATGAACGTCTAAAGAAATTTAATAAGCCAATTAGACGAGTCTTTTTTAAAGAGATTACCAAATCTGGCATTGAAAAAGGGATGGCTGAGGCCGGTGACTTGAATAAGGACATATTCGATGCCCAGCAAGCCCGGAGGGTTTTAGATAGAATCGTAGGATTTCTAGTATCGCCTTTTGTAATTAAATTTCTAGGCCCCAATCTTTCTGCTGGCCGAGTCCAATCGGTAGCACTCAAGATGGTAGTAGATAGAGAAAAGGATGTTTTAAAATTTAAACCAGAAGAATATTGGAATATATTAGCAAATGTTACCAAGGATATCCCAAAGAATAAATTTATAGTTAAGTATCCAAAAAGAATAAATAATCAGGAAGAGGCCTTCAAGATAAAGAAAGAGCTTGAGTCTGGCAAGTTGATTATAACTGATCTTGTTGAGGTAGAAAAAAAGAAGAATCCTTATCCTCCTTTTATAACATATAGTCTTGCAGCTACAGCAGCGGGAAGATACAAGTTTACTGCCGCTAGAACAATGAAAGCAGCACAGAGCTTATATGAATCTGGTCTCATAACATATATGAGAACAGACAGCTTGAGAACCTCCAATGAGGCCATCGTAAGCTGCCGTGCGTGGTTAGCTACCAATAAGCATGATATGCCAGACAAGCCTAATATCTACCCTTCAGGCAAGGGACAAGATGCTCATGAAGCTATTCGTCCGACAGACATAAATAAACTGCCAAGCGAGATGTACTCAACACCAGATGAGCAAAGATTATACAAACTTATCTGGGAAAGATTTGTGGCATCGCAGATGAATCCAGCGTTATATGATACAGTAGGGGTTACGATAACAAGCACAGACAAACACATATTAAAAGCCAATGGTAGAGTCTTAAAATATAAAGGATGGCTTGAGATATCACAAGATCTAGATAAAAATGATGATGATGATACTCAGTTGCCGGTTCTTAAGATTAATGATAATCTTCTCTTTACTCCACCAGGAGTAAAAGCTGATAAAAAGAAGACCCAGCCACCTCCTAGATTTAGTGAGAAAACACTTATAAAAGAATTAAAAAATAAAGATATAGGAAGACCTAGCACGTATGCAAGTATTATGAGCAAAATTACCGATAGGAATTATGCTACCAGAAAGTCTGACATGCTTATCCCATCTGATCTTGGTATATCTGTAATTGATAAGCTTGGAGATTTCTTTGATTTCATGGATTACTCTTATACAGCAGAAATGGAAAATAAATTAGATGAGATCGCTGCTGGGAATCTGAAATATGCAGACATGCTGGATGACTTTTATAAGCCTTTTGAAAAACAGCTCAAAGAAGCCTATGCATCAAATCAAGTAGATTATGGGCATAGATGTAAAAGTTGCCAAAGCAATATGTATCTTCAACATGGTAAATTTGGTTACTATATGGCTTGTGTCAATTATCCTGCCTGCAAAACCACATTCAGCGTTGAACTTCTTGACGGCAAGCCGGTTCTCCCAGCCTCTCAAGAGACGGTTCATGGAGTTCATTGCCCAAAATGCAATGACGCCATGAGAAGAAAGGGAGGAGAATTTGGCCCCTTCTTTTCCTGCGTCAATTACCCCAAATGTTTTGGATCAAGAAAAATACCGTTTGGCAAGCCTTGCAACAAATGTGGAGAAGATCTATATGCTACAAAATTTGATGGAGAATTAAAATTAGCATGCATGGCCTATCCTAATTGTAGAAATGTGGAAGCTCTGCCAGAAGGAGCTAAAGTAGACTGGATTTCTCCAGATAAATTAGATCGGACCAAGGGCCTGAGCAAAAAGATGAAAAAAATATTAACAAGGAGAAATAAGTGAATTATAATGAAGCGATAAAGAAAACAACCAAGGAATATTTGGATCATTTCCAGAATTCAATGGAGGAATGTAATTCTATAGAAGAATATTATGATTTGGTTATGTCAATAATAATATTTAGTAATTTAACTATTCACCATCTTAAAGATCTTTCTAGCCCTGATCTTCCCAAAGAAGAAATTGAAATTAAGGTGATGGATTTACTTATAAATGCCAAAGAAATTTCGATAGAAATAATGAATAACTCTAAAGAAGAAGAGGGTCGAGATCTTCGACTAAACTGAAAGAACATAAACTGAAAGAACATAAAATGAAAAGTATAAATGAAGAATTGAATCTAAGCCCACTAGAGGTTGTTGTAGTCGATGGAAGATTCGAAGAAGCCTTCCGAAATTTTAAAGCCCTAATTCAAAAAGAAAAAATTCTTACTCTTTATAAAGAAAAACAGTTTTATGAAAAGCCTTCGGATAAGAAGCGTAGGAAACGTAAGCAGGCTGCCCAGCGCAGGATGATGATGGAAGCACTAGAAAAGCAGATTCAATCTGGTGAATGGGAAAAGCGTAAGCAACAAAAAGAAGCCAAAAAGGTTTCGAAAATAGAAAATAAAAAAAATTCAGGATATCATGAATAATAAAATATTAGAGCAGGCCCAGGCATTTAAAGAACAGATACAGCATCGGCAATCTTCTGCTCAATACATGCCAGAGCATGTTAAAATGGGCATTAAACCTATTCCAAGAAATCCAGGGGAGTCATTAGCTCCCAATTGGTATAATAATACAAGAACTGGTGTCCCCAGAATTCCTCACCAAAATCCAAATCAAGTAATTACATATGATGAGGTTCCTCTCGTTGCTCCAGATCCTGCTCCATATTATGGAGATCAACATTATCAGCCGCAGCAATCATATCAGCCGCAGCAATATCAAGAACCATATCAAGAACCATATCAAGAACCATATCAAGAAACATATCAAGAGCAGCAGGCTCAATTTATTCAGCCACCACCGGTTGCGAATCCGGGCCCACTAGAGCCCGGCAATTATTGTTTAATATTTAAAGGGAAGATTATTAAGACAACATCTTACCTTAGTGAATTAGAAGAATATATTGAATATATTTGTTTAAGTGAGGAATCTCCCTACCCTCAATTGGATGCTAGCCAACTAATGGTGATGAAAAGGCTAATACTCAAACTTGGCGCAATTGTTCATGAGTAAAACAACAACAGAAATAATATTAGAATTAGATGCAAAGGTCTCAAAAATTGAGGGCTTACTAACAAATATTGACTTCAATCAAAAGTTAATTCTTAATATGCTTAGAAAGCATAAGGCCACACCAACGCAAGAACTTGATGTCTTGCCCAAGAGGGCCCTAATGGTTGAAACATTTTCAGATATTAGCCAGTCAATACCAATGGAAGCTAAAGCTTCTCCCAAGCAGGAGGCAGCTAAAACACCAGCAAATGATAATAAAAGATCTATTTATCAAAAATTACAGCACAAAAGTGGAAGAAATATAGTATTAGCTAACATCATAATATTAGATGAATCAAATAAACAATTAAAAAAAACAAGAACAAATTCTGCTGGGAAATGGTCAGTTAGACTTCCTGCTGGAAATTACACAGTTAAGATAGAAAAAGGTCAAACAGAATTTGATCCAAGAATTCAAGATGAGTTTACCTTTGAAGCAGTAGAGTCTCTAGAACCACTAGAATTATCAACAAAAATATACTAGGAGATAAGATGAAATTATATTTAGCATCATTTTTGCAATCCCAAAATTTTGGGCCGGGTAGAGTTATTGGAATAGTAGATCCAAAGGGAAAGAAACCACTGGATATTGATGTGGCTCAGTGCTTTCAGCAATTCACACCAAGCGGTGAAATTATATCTGAATATCATCGCATGCAATATGAGGAACCAAAAAACGCCGGAGAGATGTTTATAACTAAATATAAAGAACAACTTGAAATGGTATTGAGTGAATTAGCCACCAAGGCCAAAGAAGAGAAAAAGACAATCCCAGATCTCCTGCCATTTAAAGATGGCGATACTCTTGCTTCGTGGGAAAGAACAGAATTTACACATTACCGTAACTTGTTAGCCCCTTACTTAGAGAAAATGGGTTACGAAGTAGTCGCGAATTGAAATGGCCGATCTAAATTTTAATATTTCTGCTCTAGAGCAAAAAAAAGCTGAGCTTGAGGAAAAAATAGCTGACATATGTCTCATATTTGATGGCAAGTATAAGTCCAGCAACTTTAATATCGAGAAGCTTCCAATAGAATCATTGAGTGATTTTCATAACTTTAAAGAAGGCAATCTTTCTCTTAGAATGAAAGATATGACTGAACAATCAGATCTAAGAAAAAAAAGAAGTCAATATATTGATGAACTTCTTCTAATAGAAGAAGAACTTCATGGATATAAAGTTGACGCTGTATTAAATAAGATTAATAATCTATTAGATGGGAAAGATTCCGATGGCTAAATTTAATATCCTGGTGATAGATCCTCCCTGGAAAATGTCTGATAAGCTGACCATGAGCAGCACCAAGAGGGGAGCAGCCGCGAATTATACTGAAATGAATGACCAAGATATTATTAATCTTGATGTATCTTCTATTACAGATACAAATGCTTTATTGGCCCTATGGGTTCCTTCTGCAAAATTAGAAGAAGGAATGAGGACCATGAAGGCTTGGGGATTTAAACAAAAACAAACATGGGTCTGGGTTAAGATTCAGAAACATGGTTTAGAAAAACTTAGTAAGGAAGCAAAAGCTTTATCAAAAGACAAGTTCACAAAACCTAACGTATCTCAAGTAATTGAAAATTTTGATCTTAATGAGATGACTTCCATGTACATGGGGCAGTACTTCCGTCAGTCTCACGAGATTGTTTTAATAGGCATTAAGGGCAAAATGTCTAGTTTAAGAGAAAGCAAAGGGGAAACCTCCGTACTTTTTGCTGTTAATCCAAGACATTCACAAAAGCCAGAAGGATTGCAGGATAGATTAGAAAAGATGTATCCTTCTATTAAATATAAGAAAGCAGAATTATTTGCCAGGAGAGCCAGGGCTGGCTGGAGCTGCGTAGGAAATGAATGCCCAACGACAATGGGCCAGGATATTAGAGATAGTATTAAAGTTCTAGCGTCATCATGAAATTACATACATTATTATTAAATTCTACTTATGAATGTATTGGATTTATAGGTTGGAAGAAAGCCGCAAAACTTTTGGCCAAGGATAAGGTTGAGGTTTTATCTTCTTGGAAAGATCAATATATTAGAAGTGGAAAAAAAGCCTGGCCTCATCCTGCTGTTATTCGTATGAAATATAGAGTTCGCTGGATCCCCAAAAAAATGAGATATAGTAAGTACGCTGTCTTCAAAAGAGATCAGTTTATTTGTGGTTATTGTGGGATTAAGTTAAATAATGAAAATGCAACATTAGATCATATTTATCCAAAGTCTCAAGGTGGTAAGAATTCTTTTAAGAATTGCGTAACATCTTGCTTCCAATGTAACAATTTGAAGCAGGCAAGGACTCCTGCTCAGGCCGGCATGACCCTAAGGCAGAAGCCCTGCTCTCCTATTCTAACGGCAGCTCATGAAATTCACAGAATTCAACCTGTCCACGAGGCGTGGAAAGAATATATAGTTTAGTGGGCAAGCCCTTTTCCAACTACATCTCTATATTCTTCTTCTGAAATTATAGGTAGAGATTGCTGATTTTTTTTATATCATCAACCTCATGCCCCATCTCCTCTAGTTGCCCCGGGCTGATCTTGTTTTATCTTAGGCATATCCCACTTTGGAGCAAATGTTGTTAAAGCAATCTTTAGAAAGCGCAGGTCTTGAGGAACCTTATTCTCATAGATATCTTCCTCATCGGAATGGGTATCAGAAATTTTGCCTTCCATTTTGGTAAGCATAACATTAACATCAGCTAACGCATCGTTTCTAAATGTGGAAAGTTCTTGTAATGACGCTCCTGAATGATAGGCCTTGCTAAGAATATAATTAGCCTTATTTCTCAAATTTTGGCCAAGGACTCGAAGATCTCTATAATATTCGGGATGATCATCCATAAGATCTCCTAAATTTACTGCATATGATCTAATGTCTTGCAGAAGACTATAGTTATTCACAGCTTCTTTTACAATTAATTTCTCTATTTTCTCAGCTACCTTAATAATGCTCATAAAATCTCCTAGAATAATGCGATACTAGTGATATAGTGTCATATTACTATAGGAGATTTTATGATCGCGGATAATTGTGGTGCTTGTGGACAAGAGAAGCCGGCACAAGAACTTGTGGCAGTCAAATTAGGAAAGACGTTTCTTTCTAATGTAAAAATTTGTCTTAATTGCCGAAGAGAACACAATATTACAAGTGATTATTATAGAGTGGCTCAAATAATCTCACCGGAAGATTCTCAATTGGCCAGCCCGGATGTTATCGTAGAGCCCGCATATTCTTTGGTTCAGAAGGCTGTAGCTCTTTTAAGGCAAAAGGAGCCAAACTATTTTTCTGGTGTTCGTAAGATAGTTGTATCATCATCTTCTCAATTTGGGCATGTAGAATCCGGTCCGGGCAAAGATCCAGCGGTTATTCATGTGAATTTATTTAAAATTCAGGATGAAATAAATCGATATCAAGATAATAATGTTTCGGAGGACGAGATTGTTAACAGCATAGCTAAGACAATTGCTCATGAGGCCGGACACGTTAAATCTTTTGATTCCGAGCTAGGCTTTCAAGGAGGAGAGGCTCCAGCCGAAGCTGAGGAAAAAAGAATGTCTAATTTAATAGAATGAATGATAGATTTAAAGATCCTCACCATAAGAAATGGGCCAAGGCAATTAAAGAAAGAGACGGCTTTGCCTGTCAGGTCTGCGAGACGCAGGTAGGATATTTGCATTCTCATCATCTTAATTCGTATGATATTTTTATATCTCAAAGATATGAATTAAATAATGGATTGACTCTGTGCAAACATTGCCATTTTTTATTTCATTCCATTTATGGTAGTGGTGGTAATACGTTCTTTCAATTTAATGAGTTTACTAAAATGCTAAAGCTGATTAAGAATATTGCATTAAAGCTTAATGACTCTTAATTCGAGCAGCGTGGGTGAATAATATACTCACAATATGAGTTATACACCTACGTTTCAATTTGCGCTACGTTCTGACATAGAAGACATATGTTTATCTTTGCCGAAAGATAATAAAATCTTGCCTGATGATTTTCTGCCCTGTCAGGCAGACCCTGAGGCAACGGGGTACGATGTTAGATGTGCTGCAAAAGAAGGCGTTTATTATAAAGCTGGTGGATATATGAAAATCCCTTTGGGTATCAGGGTATATGCGCCCACTGGCTGGTGGCTAGATTTGGCTCCAAGATCTAGCACGTTTATGAAAAAACATATCCATCCTTTATATGGGAAAATAGATGAAACATTTGAGCACGAAATATTATTCGTTTGCCAATATATTCCTCCATCCGATTCATTTGAATCTGGAGAGTTTAAGCATATTGAATTTGGAGAAAGAATAGCTCAGCTCATACCAGTAAGGAGAGAGGTCATGATCGTTCGTTCAACCTCTAATAACGAATTAGAAAAATTATATAATGGTAGGAATTCTTCTAGAATTGGTGGGCTTGGCTCATCTGGAAAGTACTAAATGCAACCTAAAATAGTAAAACCGCAAATAAGCATCCCTGAAAATATTCCTCCAACAAATGTTGAAATTGATTGGGGTATATTGGAAGATAATATATCTTCATTTGAATATAAGTATTATGAGACCCGGCCGAAGATCCCTTCGAATATGAACAAGTCGGAAGCGTATTTGCTATTCAGGCATAATTTGGAGGATAATCTAAAAACATTTTGTAATGAATATAATTTGGGTTATTTTACAAATAACAATAATCTAAATATTAGAGGTGAACTTTCTCCTGTTCATAGAAAATACATCTTGAATGTTTCAAGACATCTTGTGAAGAATTCTGGGAATCTGAAGTATTTTTATACACATCAGGGAAAAAATGCCGAGGCTGTATTTAGATTATGCGTTAATCATCTATTTAATTTCTTTAGGCTGAAGAAGCGGCTAGAGGTCAGCAGAGAGGTATTTGCTTATGGGGGAGATGGCGGAGCAGATTTTAGGTTAGGAAGTTCTCTAATAGATATTAAATATAGAGATGATGGACCGGGTGCGGGTCTTATTTTAGATTCTGCATACTTGGATAAGGCACATCCGGATACGACGTTAGTTTTGGTAACGAACGCTACAAGCACAAAGCTTGGCAATTTAGCTATATCTGATGTCAATACATCTTCTCTGCCAGTAGCCTTGGCTGGTTGGATTTCCTTAAAAGATTTCCAAGCTAAGAAGACTCTCAGAGGAGGGTCTGAAAATAGATATGTGGTAGATCAGCTCAATGATATAGTAGAATTGTTGGTGAAGCTTGTCGAAGATCAGATAGTAGGAGAATCGCTCTTCAAATTTTAACAAAATTTGATTACAAAAGAGGACCGTGCAAATGAGATTGTTATTAACCTATAATTTTAGATATTTTGTTTGGAGACACTTCGCTTCCACGCAGGCCTAAAAAGATTGCTTTATTCTAAAAAGTAACTTTGTTTCTCGCGAAAAAACAGGAGAAATAACAGAGGTTGGGGACGGCATTTTTCGTGAAATTGGAGAATTCGGTACTTTTGGTGTATCAGCCAGGATATGGTTGGGTTGAAGTTTCAAAAGATTACAAAATTACAAAAAAAGGAAATTAAATGAGTAAGTTTTTAAATGCAATGAAAGTGGCCCTGAGTTTTCTTTGGAAAGTATTAGGTTATGTCTGGAACGCGCTAGGCATTGTTTGGAAGGCAATGCCTGTTATTGTTGTTATAGCTCTTGTTATAATGGTATTTGCATTGATTAAAATGCAATGCAGCTCAGATCAAAGTTTAACAGATATTCAAAAATCTGTTATAGAAATGAAAGAGCTGCAAGATGAGGTCGTAAGAAATCAAGCTAAGTTTGGAACAAAAGAAGATATAGAAGATTTGGCAAAAAAAGCCAAGGTGGATTTAACTCCAATTATAGAAGATTTAGCAGACCTAAAGGCTGAAATAAAAGGCATGTCATTAGCAACAGCATCATCTACAGGGTATACGCATCACAATGTTCCGAGCGATAATACTACTCCAGGTGGAGCTGGACCATATGAAATAGAATGTTCTGATGGAATAAAACCATGCCCGGATCCATATGGATATCTCACAAATGCACAAATCAAAGATATTCATGAGAAGTTTGCTAATTTACAGGTGCCACTTGGGCAAATAGAATTTCGTGCATGGGAAGAAAACCCCTGGAGTGTTGATATGTATCAGCGCGATTATAACGTGACCACAGTTATAGGACAGGATGATGATGGACGACATTATGTGTATAGTAAACTTTCTATTGATGCACAAGGCAAGAGCTATAACATTCCAATAGAGCAAGCTGAATTTATAGAAAAATATCCAGAGTCAAAGCTGCGATTTAATCCGCAATTATATTTGGGCGTCGATGTTGGATCTCAGATCAGCAATCCTGGACCAGAAATTATGCCCAACTTATCTTTATCTTTCTTAGCTTATGGAAGAACTAAGGCCGAGTCTGATTGGACATTCTTAGACCTTGGTATTGGTTATGCTGCACAAGCAGAAGAGGCTAACTTGGTTTTGTCTCCATTAAATTACAACATTGGTAATATTTTACCATTGGTATCTGATCTTCATGTTGGCCCAACAATTGGATTATCAACCTCTGGGAATATTTTTGTTGGGGGAGGAATTCGAACTGGGTTATAAGCATAATTTGGAATTATATAAAGAGGACATTATATATGAAATCTGTTAAAAAATCTAAAAAAAATGCCAACGCTCAGACAGAAACTTTTATACCACAGCATCTCTATATAGAGGATTATATTTGGTATAATAAATCAGAACCAGATGGTTCGAATCAAGACGATAAAGATAGAGGAGTTATTGTTATTGATCTAGGTGAGTAGATCCTCGAAAGCCATATCTATGCCTCTCCATATTGGAGAGGACAGGATACATTTACCCAAAACAAAAGGAACGAGCATTGAGACAGAAGACCGAGAGAAGTTATGTAAATAGACAAATAAAACTACCAGAAGTTTTATGTATTGATATTGAAAATAATAACTTAGGGAAGATACCAACAAATCAAGCATTAGAAATAGCTGAGAAGCAGGGGCTTGATTTGGTACAGGTTGGCTTTAATCAGCAATCCAGATTGCCAACGTGCAAAATTATGGACTATGGCAAACATCGATATGAAGTTAGCAAGAAGCTGAAAGTGGCTCAAAAAAAGCAGAAAGAGTCTATTGTAAAAAATAAAGAAATAAAGTTGCGCCCAACTACGGATATTCATGACTTAAAGGTAAAGGCCAAGAAGGTCGAGACCTTTTTGGATAAGAACTACAATGTTAAGATTGTCTTAATGTTTCGTGGAAGAGAGATGTCTCATAAAGAAGTAGGGTTAGAAACATTAAATATGCTTATAAATCTCATTCCAAATGCGTCACTGAATAGTGAAATAAAATCTGAAGGAAAGGTTTTATCTGTATTATTGGTGAAATCAAATGCTGATCTGTCATGATAATAACAGATGAAAATCTACTGAGAGCTGAGTGCTCTGAAGTTTCTCCAGAAGAGATTGCTCCACTGCGAGACCTCTTAGAGAAGGAGCTTCAGGACTCAGCTCGACTTGGACGCATAGGAGTTGGATTGGCAGCTCCACAGATAGGTATTTTTAAGAAAATGGCCATAGTCAGGCTCCCAGCATCGATGGGAAATTTTAATATTGACTTGGTTAACATCAAGGAGTACAAAGGATATGACAAGGTATTATTTAATAATGAAGGATGCTTATCATTTCCAAATTATTATGTAGACAGTTTGAGATATCAGGAAATATATGTAACAAATAATGGAGTAGAACCATTCTCTTTTATTGCAACAGGGATGGCGGCTATTTGTTGTCAGCATGAGATAGATCATCTTAGAGGTATTCTTCTAACAGATATTGGAATTCCCACAGATGCAGCCAAGAAAGCAATCTTAAAAGCGCGCCAACCTCGCGGATGTCTGGCGCCAAATATTAAAGTATAGTAAATATACACACACAATAAAATACCAGAAACTCTGGTATTTTTTTTATTTAGGAAGAAATATGCATGAATCAAAAAAAGTAGAATTTATTAGTGAACTTTTATTAAGAGTTAAAAATTTGGAAGAATTGTTGATTAAAAACAATGTTTTGACGCGAGAGGAACTTAATGAAGGTTTTCAGACGTCTGTTCAGCAATTAACTGAAAGAGTTTTGCTATTGGCCGCGGAATCAAAGAAATCAAATAATTAGGAGAAATATGCTTCACATTACAGAGGATATGAGTTTAGATGTTAGTTCTGGTATTTATGCAATTAAATTTTGGGCTGACTGGTGTGGGCCTTGCAAAAAGATAAGTCCTCTTTTAACTCAATTAGAAACAGAATTTCCTAGCGTTAATTTCATATCTGTTGATACGGATGAAACGTCTTCATTGGCACAGAAGTATAAGGTTAGGACTCTGCCAACTGTATTATTCCTCAATGATGGAGAAGAGGTAGAAAGAGTCACCGGAATGGCAATGATGGAGCCTTTACGAACATTATTCAAGGGTGTTACGTCAAAGCAGTGATATAGAGGTATTTATGACGGAAACTAAGAAAGTAGAAAAAAGTACAGTATCTGATGATATTTGGTTCGAGATTAAAGATCTTCAGTTGCAAATGTTTGCCCTGCCTAATCAGAGAGTAAAGAAGCATGCTCAGAGAGTTAAGGTTTTACCCGATGTTTGTCACATTAAGATAGCATTCCCGGCTGTCCTACCGGCTTTGGAAAATGTATTACTTGATAAGTATAATATTGAACAACATAATGACCTCTTATCTATTACTAGAAAAGAGACCACTAGTATGCCAAAACCGGAGCCATTAGAGCAGTGATGTGGAGAATATAGAAAATTTATACTTAGTATTAGGATGCTTTGGACGTAGGGATGGTAAATTTATAAGCTGTCCTGGAGTGGATAATCCCATTCTGAATATAAATTCAACTGCATTATTTAACTATAATGATATGATGAGTTACCTAGACTCTCATCGATTCTTTGACAAACCAATGTTTGATTATAATGGTGTTCGCCATTTGCTATTCAATTTGAGGGATAAATTTGAGCAGCCAGCCAAACCTCTTTGGTCTAATCAAGAATTTGATTTATTTCAGAAATTTATTATAAGCCATCGACACTGTGGAACTTTTTTAAAGTTAGTCCTAGCAACAGAGAATGATATTCTTCCGGAAGATGAACCAAAAACAATTAGTATTAGTAAAACAGTCAATAAAGAAATTGAAAGGCCAGAGGAGCAGAAAAGCAGTCTAAGGCTTATAAGAGGAAGAAGATGATTAGTATTAATTCTAAATATTTAGAGATGTTATCTGATAAAGATATATCTAATATTGGTTGGGATAATATATCGAAATTTAATATGTCGAATGGATTTGTAAAAAAACATATTGATAAATTAGATTGGATTGAGCTTGAAAAGAAGAATCTAATTTCGGCTGAATTTAGGGAAGAGTGTCCCGACAAATTTAATGAAATGATGCTTTTATCAAGAGAAAAGGTTGTAAACAATTATATTGAAGAAATGATTAAGGGCAATTTCGGAAAAGACTGTTTATCTCAGCAATCAATATTTAATATCGTTCTTACAATGATAAGAAATCATCCGGTCTATTTTAACGAAAGCCTTCCTCTTCTTAAGTGGGAAATTGTTTCTTTAATTCCTAATATTCCTGATTGGTTTCTCAAAAGGTTTGAACATAAATTAAATTGGGAAACTATGTCTTGGAGCCAGGTCTTATCTGAGAGTTTTATTGAGGAAAATGCTGACAAGCTGAATTGGTCTTGGATCTGCCGCAATCAGAAGCTTTCTGAGGAATTTATGAGGAAGAATAGCCATAGGATTGTATGGAAAGAGGTCTCTTGGGCTCAGGATTTATCTGAGCGATTTTTGGTAGATTTTGCAGGCAAGCTTGAATGGAAGCGAGTATTAAAGTATCAAAACGGCTCTTTTGGTAAGATATTTTCAATATGATAATAATTTGCCATATTAAACAATGGATTCTTTTAAATCAGCTCTTCGCAGAATGATCTTGAAAAAACTGGTAAACCAGATAGAGGCTGGCGAATTTAACACTTTAGTTCCGGATATAGAGAATATGTATCCTATGCATAAAAGCACCAGACAAGAATATCAAAGCCCATTAGATAGAAGCACTCATAATTATGGATATACTACCATAGGTGATGTTAGTACAGGGAAGATTGGCCCGGAAAATGAAGGGATTTTTTAATGAAAACAATTACAGAAAGAATTTACGAGAGATTTCAGCTACAAGCCGATGAGGCCAGCAAGCAGGGGTTAACCAAGATTGCTCATAACCTTGAGCGGCAGCTCGCTGGAAGCTCAAAAAGAGACACTGAGGCCTCTTACGTCTATCCTGCCTCAGAGTTCAAGCAGGACATGGAAAGCGCGCTATGGCAGGCTGTAGTCCGTTGCGCGGACTATTATGATGCACCCATTGATGCTGAGTCTGCTCAAGAGGTTGTGGAGAAGTATGCTGAAGACTTTGTTAGAGATCTCAGAGCAGTGGCCAGAATAAAAGCAGATGTTGGAGCTTATGAGCAAATTCTGGTTGGAGAAAATAGAGAATATACCACATTAGAGGTATCAGAAGACGATGAGTAATTCAGATCCAGGCCACCTGGCAGATAAAGAGATTGCCCCGAATATCAGGGGGGTAAAATTAGATTCCAAAAAATCTAGATTTACTCAAGAAATACAAAAAAAAGAAGAATTTCAAGAGCAAGCACAAAAAACTTTTAATAAATCTCAAGAAAAGAAAATGGAAGCTTTTGAGCTAACCAAACAGTTTTTAGAGATATTTAGAAAAAAAGTCCTGCCTGAAAATAAAGGACCAATGGAGAAAGAAATTGAAATAGAGGTTCTTTCAAAATTGGTCCAGTGGGGGCTTGATGCCAATAATGATTCAGATGAGCTTGAGGGAGCCGGTTCCATGGGAATCATCACATTGCTTCTAAAGATTGTTCTGGTCATTAGAGATAAAAATAACATTTTATCTTATACGACAAATCAATTAGAAGACAAGGTAAAGTCCCTGGAGCTAAGATTAAAAGCGCTGGAGAGGACCGAATAATCCTTATGTCTAAACCAATTAAAGATATCTCTAAAGCATATTTAATGCAATTATTGGTTCGAGAGAAAGAACAGTATCAAGCTTATACACAAGCATGTGCGCAATATCAAATAAATCCGGATCCGATAGCAAAGTCTCGTTCGACGGGAAAAATAGAGCTGCTGGAAGAGATTTTATATGGGACGAGTTCTCTGGTGAAGATGAAGGGAAATCTAGAAGATTTCAAGCGAAGCTAATTAAATTAGCTAATAGAAAAGTTCATCTTTCTGATGTGATGCAGAGATATTCTATCTCTTTTCAGAAAAGATATTCAACGACAGGGTGGAGTCACATAGCGAAGTGCCCCTTTCCTGATCATACAGAAAATACTCCATCCTTTAATTATAATCCTAGGAATGGGGTATTTAATTGTTTTGGATGCCAAAGGGGCGGCCAAGCCGTCCAATTCTTGGCCGTAATGGATAATGATAGTCAAATTAGTACGGCTAGAAAAATATTAGGCTCAAACTTTGATACTCAAGAAATTATAACACGATTAGAGGATGATAATGAAGAAGCTATAGTAAAGAAGCTTTACTCATTTTCGGACGCTATCCGTAACTTTAATAAAAAATATGAATTTGCAAAAGATGCTACAGAATATAGTGAGACTATTTCTTGGGTATTAGACCTCTATCTATATAGAGCCGTCCCGGCCAATCAACTTCATTTAAATGAATTATCAATAAGAATAGATAGGCTTTTAGCCTATTTGGAGATATATGACAACTAGTCTTATAATAGGTGACATACACCTAGGAGCAGGCCTCAATCTTGGAAGGCCAGGAATAGGCTCAAGATATAATAGCCGGGTGTCCGATCAAGTCAATCTATTGGAGTGGATAACCTCCGTGGCTGAGGAAAATTATGTCCATGATGTTATTTTAACAGGAGACATCTTTGAAGACGTAAAGCCAGATTACGTTCTGGTTAATATATTTTTAGAATTTCTTAACAAATTGAGAGCACTTAATATTGAAACCCATGTAATTATGGGAAATCATGATCTGAGCAGAATGGGCTCTTATTATTCTTCTGTCTTAGATTTTATCAGCTCTTCCGAAATACCATTGGTGCATTTCTATAAAAATATAGAAACTCTTAATTATAAAGGAGTTTCGTATACCTTTGCTCCATTCAGAGATAGGCTGTCCTTAGAGGTTGGCACACTCGGTGAGGCTATAAATAAAGTACAAAAAGTGTTAGGGTATGAGACTATTTTCATTCCGGAGGAAAATGTTAAAGTCCTAATAGGTCATTTGGCATTAAAGGGTTCTATGCCCGTGGGTGACGAGCTGGGCGATGAAATAAATGAAATCATGTGCCCTATGAGCTTATTCGAAGAGTATGATTATGTGTGGATGGGCCATGTTCATAAACCTCAAGTCTTAAATAAGACTCCAAGAATTGCTCATATAGGAAGTTTGGATATTTCTGATTTTGGAGAAACAGATCATAAAAAAATAGTGGTTCTATTTAACCCAACATGGGATGAAAAATTTAAGGAGATTGAAGTTCCTTCTCGCCCACTAAGACGTCTGCGTGTAGATATACCAGACAACGTTGATGCAACATCTTTTTTAATTGAAAAAATAGATGAAGAGCATAAAAATACTAATCTGAAATCATCCTACACAAAATTAGAGATTAAATATCTATCTCCAGACATACCAGGTGTAGATAGGAAAAGAATAGCTGAATATCTAAAAAAGCTTAAAGTATTTCATATCTCTGGATTCGCAGAGACTCGTGCCCCAGCTAAGCTGATAGTCAATCAGGCTGTATTAAAAGATGATATCCTTCCAAAGGATGCTATCCCGGCCATCGCCAAAACGTTAGGTATTTCTAAGAAAAAAGAAAAAGACTTTAATGAATATGCATTCCAGATATTGGCAAAATATAATTTAAAGAAAAAATAGATTGGTATAATGAAACACATTCATAGTAAGTATTTTATGCTTCTTCCAGAAGGTCTACAAAAAAATTACATCAATAGTATCGAGGCCATACAACTCAATACTATTGACGGGCTTATAGTGGATTCATCTAAATCATTTATTGTAAAAAAATGGAATAAACAGAGTTATAAGCAATTTACAGATTTGCTTCTGGAAATAAAATAAATGGATATATTACGAATAGTATTAAAAGATTTCGCTAGCCATGCTCTAACCGATATTGATTGTACTCAATTTAAAAGTGCAATTATCGTTGGACAACAAGACAATAATCCATGGCTATCTAATGGTGTAGGAAAAACAAACATTTTCTATGGTATAGACTTTGCTTTGTTTGGCAAATCACCATATACTAATTTAGATAACACTATAAGAGATGGACAAATAAAATGTGAAGTTACATTGGAATTTAAAATAGATAATAAGATATATAAAGTATTAAGATCCCGGACATTAAAGACTGGAACTGAAATTAAACTTTGGGAAAAGCATGGATCGAAATGGGTCTCAATAGCTGAAAGAACAGCGAAGGCCACAACCCAGATCTTGGCAGATATAATTAAGATAGATTATGACACATTTCATAACTCTGTTCTTTTTGAGCAAGTAGATTTAGATGGGACCAAAGGCCTGGCCTCAGCGTCAGCCACAGGAAGAATCAATATACTTAAGCATGCATTAAATATTGAATTTTATGATAAATTGTATAAAATTGCAAAAGATGATGAAAAAGAAATAGTTCATGAATTAAATGAACTATTACAAAAGAAAGAGTCACTAGGAGATCCAAATAAGAATATTGAAGAGGATGAATGCGAACTTCTGAAAAATGAAGATATTCTGCGTGAGACAGAGCTTAAAAAAGAGCAATTATTCAATGATATTGAAGATGCCAAAGCACGACTTTTTCAATCCAAAAATCTTAAAGCCCTGATATGTTCTAAAATAAAATTAGAGAACGATCTTCTCTTATTAGAAGAAAAGATTCAGAAATATAATATAGAAGAACTTGATAAGAAGATGATTAATATTCAGAAGGAAATAGGTTCCTTCGAAGAATATTTAGCCGAGGCCAAGTCACAAATAACTTCCCAGTCAAATATTAACATTGTTGATATTCAAAATCAGGTAAAGGTTCTCTCTGAGCAGGAGAATAAGATTCTATGGAATAGAAATAATCTTTCTCAAGAAATAAAAAGATTAGATTCACCTCTTCCTACCGATGACGAATGTCCAGTATGTTTTACATCTTTAACTAAAGATTATAAGCTTGAAAAACAACGGGAAAGATTATGTGCTCAACATGAACTAAGCGAGGAGCTAGCAAAATATAATGTTGAGATATCTAAGATCGGCTCCGAAAAACAAAAGTTAGAAGCCATAAGACTTCAGGCAGAGCAAGATATCTTTTCTAAAGAAGCCTTAGAGCGTAAGATTAATAAGTATAGCAATCTAATATATAATTATACTACAGATCTTAGTCATGTGAAAGATAGGAAAAAAGAAGTCCTGATATACCTTAATGAGGATACTAAAGAGCATGACTCCTTAACTAAGGAGTATAATAACCTTCTTAAAAAAGTGACAGAGTATGACTTTTCCCAAGAGGAAATGCTTCAATTGGAAAGCAAGGTTGCCTCTTCAGGCGAAAAGCTCACTCAATATTCGAGGGATATAGATTTTTTAAATACAAAAAAGGGAGCGTATCTTGAAAAGATAAGTCAGGAAAAGTTAAAGATAAATCTATTTGAGGAGCTTGTTCTAAAAATTAAAAAAATAGAGTATAAGCTAGAGATATCTCAAATGGTGAAGCGTGCATTCGGCCCCTCAGGAATTCCCAGCATGATTATTCAAACGGTTTTAGATGATCTCCAGCTTGAAGCTAACTCATTATTAAATGATCTTAGGCCAGGCATTGAAATCAGATTCTCTCTTGTAAAGGAGAGATCGGATGGAGAATTAGATAATACATTAAATATTATCTATTTCTTTCATGGAAAAGAAAAAGAATATAAGCAGCTCTCTGGTGGTCAGAAACTTTTGGTGGCACTTTGCCTTAAAATGGCTCTATCTAAGATCATCCAAAATAAACTTGGGATTAATATACAGTTCTTGGAATTAGATGAAGTGGACCAATCATTGGACAGAGCTGGGACAGAAATGTTAGCAGAGATCATTAAAAAATGGCACAATAAGTTTAAAATATTCATAATTACTCATAATGATTGGCTAAAGGGAAAGTTTTCCCATGCAATTGTTGTAAACTATGATATGGAGTCAGGCTCAAATGCTGAATTAAGGACAACATGGTAAATAGAATAGCAATAAGTGGAAAAGCCAACACGGGCAAGACAACGATAGCAAAACATGCTAAATCTTATTTAGAATCAAAAGATTCTCAAAAATATAATACAAAACTTGCGAGCTTTGCAGATCCAATGAAGCACATTGCTAAGCTTATGTTTCCTGATATTTTATTGGAAACCCTATGGGGACCATCAGAAAATAGAGAACGAATGGTAGTTGGAGCCATGAATATGGAAAAGGGATGTCCATTGGCCGCCCGACAGCTATTGTTAGATCTTGGCAAATTCGGTAGAGAAAAAAGCATGGATGTCTGGGTGAATGCCACCCTAAAGCCACTAGAGGGGGCAATATCTAAAGACAAAACCATAGTAGCCCTGATAGATGATCTTAGATTTAGAAATGAATTTGATAAATGTAGGACCATGGGGTATACTTTAATCAGAATACACCGTCCGAATAATCAAAAGATCATTGATGATATTAGTGAAACAGACCTTGATAATGTGCCAAACTCAGCGTTCGACCATATTATTTACAATGATGAAGATTTAGATGCCCTTACCCTCAAAATAGAGGGTATATTAGACAGTATATTGTGATGTGTGGATAAAATGACATACGACTATGGCTCCTCCAATATCAAATGCATTAAAAGAAAAATATAGAAAGATGCTTCAGAATGAGGGTGAAGAAGGGATCTATAAGACTTTCATTGGTGCTGGGATGCTTCATCTTCAGCAATCTATTTCTTCATCTGAAGATAATATAGATGTAGTATTATTGGACCGGGCGGAAATGTTTTTTGATATTTATAGAAAAACAAATGATGATGACTTTTTTATACTTGGTAAGGCATGTAGACGTGCCGGGCATACCTTATACAGGCTGCTCTTAAACCAAAATAAAAGAAATCCAAATTTTGAAAGATTTTTAAACGCCGTCTGATATGCCAGTAATTACAATAACAATAGTAGAGTCTAGCAGACAAATTGTCTCAGGAATTCCACAAAACGTAACACTAGAGTCGAGCGTGCCTGCTACGATATTCTTTACTTTGGACGGATCCGATCCCGACATGAATTCTGAAATTGCCGTGGGGCCCATAGCTATACCAACGAATAAATCTTCTGCCATATTAAAGATATTAGCCACCGATGGGGTGGATTCCTCTGGAATTATTACTCAAATATATTCTCCGGACATTACTTCAATTAGAAACTTTTGGGATAAAGTAACGAATACCGGGGGGACATCAAAGGACATTTTCCCATTTGGAAGCCCAACATCTGGCCCAAACTTTACATACGGAAATGTTGCTGTTCCCCCGGTCGATTCTCTTGAGATAGTTGGTATTCCGGATGGATATGATGGGACAGGGACAGGAACGCATTCTAATGAAACTGATAGAGAATTAAGTTCCTATGAAATTGTATTTTCAGAGACCAACTTTAAAGGAGAGCGAGGGCATGGGATAGGAACATTGCCTGCCCAAATCTATATTAGACCCCCAAATCATCCAGATCAACAATTGCAATCCTCATTAAGCGAAAGATTATTCAATCCGAGAGCAATGGTTATTCTGCAAGATGCCACGAAATCATCTGAGAATGATGATATTATTCATATAAATAGACAACACTTTTCTTTAGCAGATACGGAAAATGTAAAAGCTGGAGCTTTATTGAATACTTCAGGAGAGGATAGCCTTGGGGCGACAGGCACCTTTCTTAAGTCTTATTATAATCCTAAAGAAAATACTATGACTTATTATTATTTTGATAGCGCTACCCTGAGATGGATTATCTCTAAAGAGCCGTTCACACCGAAGAAACCTGCAATTAATAACTTTGGAAAAATCGTCTTTTCTTCGAGAGGGACTCACTCTAATAAAGTATTTAAGTGGATGCCTTTTAAGCGCTCAAGACTAATATAATCAAACACCAAGATTGTTTGGGAATGTCTTTCTGGCAGAAAGAAGAATAGTATGGCTGATATGGCTGACGGTCGTTGGTGTGATTTATGTGGTGATAATTTCACCATAGATAATATGGTATATGTCTGCTGCGGGACATATATTTGCGATGGCTGTATTTTGGTAGAGGCAGATAAAATAAAGCACAAAAGGAATAATATGAATAAGGATCGCCCTGATTGGGATGATGAGGATGTCCGAAAATCCCCAATACATGGGACTAAATAATTTCTCATAGCAAGAGGCAAAATAAAAATAATGGTAATTAAAGCAAGCTACCTTCTGAAAAAACCAGAAAAAGAATTTCCACAAAGACTAAGCGTGTCAAAAGTAAAAACTTTTGATTCCTGCAAAGCAAAGTTTAAATACTCCTATATAGAAAAGCTCCCAAGGAAAGACTGGGAACATCTTACTTTTGGTAAATTATTACATGCTGTTCTAGAAGAATATCATAAGCAAAGATTAAATGGCGATGCGCGGGAAGCGCATGAGCTTATGTCTAGCACCTACAACGATGAGATAGGATCATGGACCGTTACTAATTCTCAAAAAAATGAATGTATAGATATCCTTCAAAAATATATCCAATATTGGACCGAATTAGAAAAAGAAAACAAGGCTCCCACTATATTAAGTGTAGAAAAGAATTTCTTTATTGATATAGAGGGTCAGGTTCTACTAAATGGATTTATTGACGTAGTTCAAAGAGACCCCGATGGAATTCTTCACGTCGCTGATTATAAGACATCATCGGCGGCAGGAAAGTCTTTCTTAAAGAAAGACGAATTTCAGCTATTAACATACGCTTACGTTATGTTTCTGGAGAATCCAGAGGTTGAAGTTGTACGTGGATCTTATATTTTATTACGTCATGATTTCGAGTCTTACATTTGGGATTTTAAACGAGAAGATGTAATGGAGAAAATTGGTAGCAAATTTATTCAATATGCTAAAGATATCTCTGAAGAGAAACTTTATCGTCCCAAGACAAGCAGGTTATGCTCTTATTGTGACTATATAAGCAGCTGTGAGGCTGGTAAAATCGAGGTTTTTGGAGACACCACTTATGGGAAATCTCCGTGGTAAAAGGAAAATGTTATGACAGTTCAGTATACAGAAAAAGAATATTGTAAAATAGAAGCAGTCTATACTGCGGATCCAGATATCGTTAAGGCCAAACGACAAGAGGCTGTCTCATCTATGAGAACACAAAAAATAAAAGGTTTTCGAAAGGGAAAAGCCCCTGACTGGGCTATCTCTCAGCATCTTAAGAAAGAAATAGACCATTGGGTTTCTCGCGAGCTTATTTCCGTAGCTCATGATGAGGTAATATTTGAAACAAAAATTAAGCCTATAGGCCATCCAAATGTTAATAAAAGCTCCATAGGGGCCGACAAATTTAGCTGTGAGCTGGCTTATCTTAAAAAGCCAGACTTTGAAATAAAAGAATATAAAGGTTTTGAAATACCTAAACCTCATTTAGATGAGACAAAAGATGAATTGCAGGAGAGAATCTTACAGCAATTTAGAGAAAGTCATAGCCTATCGGTTCCCTACCAGGAGAATGACTTTGTTCAAAAAGGAGACTCTATTACTATGGATATTCTTTGTAAAGTTGACGGAGAAACTGTTCCTGATGCTTCTGACGAAGGTGTCCTATATAAACTAGAAAATACCTACTTCCCTGATTTTGATGAAAACATCATTGGTATGTCTGCTGGAGAAGAAAGAGAATTCAAAATAACTTTTGGGGAATGGGCCAGAGAAGGACTAAAAAATAAAGAGGGATCCTTTAAGGCTAAGGTCCACATGGGAATGAGGAAGATTCCACATGCATTAGATAATGAGCTAGCTAAGAAAGCGGCATACGAGACCATTGAGGAGTTAGTTGTCGCTATAGCCGGAATGGCTCAGACACAGATAGAAACTAAAGAAAAACTAGAAATTCATAAGCAAATAACTGCAAGGCTATTAGCCAATCATGACATTAAAGTGCCAGAGTGGCTATCTCTTATGGAAGCTCAACAGCTTGCTAGACAAAATAGAACAAACTGGGATGAGCTAACAGATGAGGAACGTGAGCGATACATCGAAGCTGGCACCAAAAATGTTAAATTATCTTTAATACTTGATTCCATTCGAGAGGAAGAGCCAGAAGCTCTCTTTACTGAAGTAGAGCTTATTGGAGCATTACGCAAAAGATTAGAAATAACGGGTCAAGACCCTGAAAAATCTATTGAAGCTCTTCAAAAGTCAGGTCGTCTTTTCGGTGCTGTAGCAGGATTAAGAGAAGAGGCCACATTGGAATGGGTACAAAATCATTGTACAATAGTAGAGGTATAAATGGGACTTAAATTAAGTAAGAAAATGCGGGAGCTGTTGCCTGATAACTATGAGACAGAAGCTCAGGGAAAAACAACTGATGAACTTAAAAAAACATTGGCTCAAGTTGAATCAGCCATCATAGATTCTAAAAATGACCTAGCAAATGATGCAAAAGTAATCTCTTTAAAGAAAGAGCTCTCTGATGCGTCTGGAACATATAAAGATTCCATTTCCGGAGGAAAGGCAATGGTTGAAGTAATTGTTTGGACACTAAAGGATCGCGGAGCTATATGATCACAAGGCATGAGCAAAAATCTTGCTGTGGCCACAAAGTTGTTTATTATCAATTAGATAATCCAATAAGAAAAGATCATGTTGAAGTCTTCAAGCGTGCAGGAGGGACTTTGCCAGATCATTATTTTAAATGCGGAATATTCTATGTACAAATAGGCAAAATTGTGGCGAACGGCGCCTATGGAACAAAGAAGATTTCTGTTCGATGCTCTGGAGATGATTGTGAAGAGCAATTAAATAATTTTGTGAAATTACTAGAGGAGGCAACTGCGTGAAAGATTATTGCAATTTGCATGTCCATACAACCTATTCTTTGATGGATAGCCTGATAAAACCATCAGAACTATTCAAAAAAGTTAAAGAGCTAGGTCAGTCAGCAGTGGCTGTGACCGACCATGCCTCATTAGCAGGAGCTTGGGACTCTTTGAAATATTCAAAGGAGGCCGGCGTTAAGCTAATAATGGGCTGCGAATTTAATTTTGTCGATGACTTGTCTTCCGATGACAAAACATATCGCCACGTAATTTTATTAGCCAAAAATCATCAAGGATATAAAAATTTGCTTAAAGCAAATAAAATAGCCAATGACAATGGAATAATTAAATTTAAAAAGGTTACCCCTCTTATTGATTGGAGCGTCTTAGAACAATGCTCTGATGGTGTGATTTGTACTACTGCATGCGGAAATGGTATTCTTGGTTCTCTAATAAATAATAGAGATATAGAAGGAGCAAGATCTCAGGCAAAAAGATTAAAAAAGATATTTGGAGAAAATTTAGCATTTGAAATAGAGCCGAATAGTTTACGAAGATTATCAAATATATACCATGGTTATGAAGACCAAACATTGGTTAATAGGCAACTAATAAAGTTTGGGCAAGAATTAGATGTCCGCATTATAGCCGCAACCAATGCTCATTATCCTACAAAAGACAAACAGAAGGCTCATGATGTTATGCTGGCTATTGGCGCGGGCCAGCCAGTAGTATCTCAGGCAAGATTAAAATATAGCGGAGACTTCTATCTTCAATCAAGAGAAGAAGTTATCGAGTTTTTCTCTAGAAATTATAAGGATCTAGCGGAAACATTTTGTGATAACACAATGTTTTTTGCCAATATGTGCGAAGATCCAGAATGGATCGATCCAAAGTTTTCTAATCCCTCAGGCAAGGAATTGCCCGAATTCCCCGTGAAAGACCAAGAAGATTATTTAGAATTTAAGACCTGGTGGAAAGAACGTGAGTCTGATAAAATAATCAGCAAGCTTAATATAGACCAGGCATATCTCAGATATTGGACAATGAAAGGATTTACCAATAAGGTAACCGATCCAGATAAACAAGTCGAATATTTAAAAAGATCAAATTATGAACTTCAAGTCATAGAAGATTTGGGGTTCTCTTCTTACTATCTAATTGTAGCAGACTTTATTAATTTTGCCAGAAAAAACAACATCCCTGTCGGTCCTAGCCGAGGCAGTGGTGGAGCGTCCATCGTTGGGTATTTTACTGATATTCATCAGACAGATCCTATTAAATATGGACTAATCTTCGAACGATTCTTAAATAGAGCTAAGAAAGCATATCCAGACTACGATGTCGATTTTGCCTCTTTCGGAAAGGAAAGAGTACAAGAATATCTCGTAAAGAAGTATGGAGAAGATAAGGTAGCACATGTCTCCAACGTGCTGACATTGACACCAAAACCATATGCCAAAGGTATCGCAAGAGCCTTTCTATATGGAGGAGATAGAAAGGCCGCCGTTCAAGTAGGAATATCTATTTCTGATTCCATAGGAGAAAAACCTGGCGAGCGCAATACTGTCCTACAGGCCATGGAGAAATTCCCCCTATTTGCCGAATATGCTAAACAATATCCAGAGCTTAGATCCTTTGCCGAAGATGTTGGAAACAAAGCAACAGCATGGGCAACACACGCTGGCGGAATTGTTATTGGAAAACGACCACTTGCCGAAATTGTTCCAATCAGAAAAGATAAAGATGGAAACGTAGCATTAGAATATGAAAAAGAACGTGCCGAGGCTAATGGTCTGGTAAAAATTGATATTCTAGCTGTTTCAACACTAGATGTAATTTATAATACATTAAAACTAATTAAACAAAATGGCAAAAGAGATCCCTCCAAAGATATAGAAAAATATGATATAGAAGATCCTAAAGTTTATGATTTGATATCTAAAGGAGATACATATTGTGTATTCCAGCTTGGAACAAGTGCAGGCACTGTCGAACTTTGCAGGAGAATTAAGCCAAAAAACATAGAAGATTTAGCGTTAATCAATGCTCTGGCAAGACCTTCTGCTAAGGATATTAGAAAGCCCTTCATTGAAGCCAGAGACAGCGGCAATAAAGTAGAACTTATTCATTCATATTTGGAGAGAGCATTTTCAAGCACCCTGGGATTCGCAGTCTATGAAGAGTGTCTAATGTACTTAGCCAAGGATGTTGCCGGATGGAATATGGAAGAAGCCGATAGACTTCGAAAGTTTACCAAAGAAAAAGGTAAATATCCAGAAAGAGATAAGCAACTTAGAGAAGATTTTATTAATGATACCATCAATAATGGTATCGAAACCAAATTGGCAAATAGAATCTGGGATGAAATTGTAGGGTCATTCGGGGGATATGCATTTAATAAGAGCCATGCTATCGGATACTCTTTTTTGGCATACCAAACGGCCTATCTAAAGGCCTATTATCCATTAGAGTTTTTAACGGCCAACTTGATGCAAGAAGTAACGTCTAAGGCTCAAAAAGCAAAAGAAAATATTATCAAATTAAAGAGAGAAATCAGAGCACTTGGTGTGAATATCATTCCTCCAAATATTAATACATCAGATATTGCTTATAAAATTATAGACGAAAATACATTAAGAACAGGCCTTGATGCATTAAAGAATATGGGAGATAACGATATACCAGAAATTATTAAACATCGGCCATATAAAACTCTCAATGAGTTTTTGGCAAAGGTTAGTGGAACTATTGTCAGAGCCTCGGCTATTCAAGCAATGATAGCCAGCGGGTGTATGGATGAATTTAATATTCCTAGGAAACAAATGTTTTTGCACATTCAGGATTATAAGGCTAAGCTGAGGAATGCATTAGGTAAAAACAGAGATGTTTCGGACTTTAAATATCCTTGGTCAGAGGATATGTCTGACTGGACAATGGTAGAGAAGTATGCCATGGAGGTATTATCTTTGGGAGAAGGCCTGTCATGCAAGGATTATCAAGCATATCCTGGGTTCTTTTCTAGAAATAGCTGTCGAACATCTGAGCTAGCGGAAAAGTATCCGGAACCCGCTGAGACTAATGGATTCTCTATGATTCATATTAATGATCGATATGATGGGCCAATAGAAGGAATAATTAGAAATATTTTTGAATTCAAGGTTAAAAAAGAAACAAGCGCCAGCTTCGGTCAACCTATGGCAAAAATATTATTACAAGATCCATATGGCGGAGAAATAGGTTTAACAGTATTCCCTAAGAAATATAATGAAATTAATAATCGCATTCGTGTATTATCTGGAGGGAAGGTAAAATTAGAGCCTGGGACAGCTATTTGTGTCGCTGGCGGCATTAATTGGTATGAGGGAGATATATCTATTGTTTATGATGATTTGAAAAGATGTGCTCCTTCGCCTCCTCTTCCGAATGATTTGCAAGGAAGAAAGGTGAGCATGCGGATTAAAAAAGTCCCCCCGAGAATAGTAAAAGATCGAGAAGAACTAATGGGTATCATCGAGGGAGAATTAATAGAGGACGGATCAGAAGCATACATTTAGCAAACATGGCAAAAAGAAAAACATTAAAAGAATTTATTGCTAAATCTAATTTAATTCATAATTACAAATATGATTATGCAAAATCTAGTTATTTTAATAATTATACAAAATTAATTATTATTTGCAAAGAGCATGGAGAATTTCTTCAAAATCCCAATTCCCATTTAAGAGGAGCCGGATGCCTAAAATGTGCTGGATTTAATCTTTCTAATCTAGAGTTGATAGAAAGATTTAACAAAATTCATTATCATAAATATGATTATTCCAAATTCAATTATACATCAGCAAAACATAAGTCTATAATAATTTGCCAAGAGCATGAAGAATTTGAGCAAACGGCCAATAAGCATCTTCAAGGAAGAGGGTGCCCCAAATGTGTCGGCAAAAAACTAACCATACAAGAAAGAATCCTTAAATTTAAGAAAATTCATGGAAATACATATGATTACTCTAAATTTAGATATAATGGAAATAAAGAAAAATCTATTTTCATATGTCTAAATCATGGGGACTTTGAACAAACACCATCAAATCATTTAAATGGCTTCGGATGCATTAAGTGCGGAGGCACTGAGCAAAAAACAACCGAGATCTTTATTAAAGAGTCAACCAAAATTCATGGAGATAAGTATAATTACTCTTTGGCAAAATATAAGACATGTTTTTCTAAACTAAAAATTATTTGCAAATCCCACGGAATATTTGAGCAATTTCCAAGTAACCATATGAGAGGCTCCGGGTGCCCCAAATGCTGCGGCAGAAATCTAACAGCCAAGGAATGGATTAGTAGATTTAATAAATTTCATAATTATAGATATAATTATAGCAAATTTAAGTTTTTAGGATGTAAAGAAAAATCAACCATTATTTGCCATAAACATGGAGAATTTGAGCAAACCCCCAGCAATCATCTAGGCCATGGTTGCCATAAATGTTCATCCAATGTTTCACAACTAGAAAAAGATTGGATTGATTCTTTTGAAATTGATATAAAACATCAAGAAGCTATTTATATAGATAAAAAAATATTTAAGGTCGACGGATTTGATAAGAAATCAAATACTATATATGAATTTTATGGAGATTTCTGGCATGGTAATCCCAAAGTATATAACTCAAATGACATCAATCTGGTAAATAAAAAGACCTTTGGTTTCTTATATAAAGAAACGCTTAAAAGAGAAAATTTATTAAAGAAATTCGGATATAAAATTGTGTCAATTTGGGAAAATGAGTGGCTTCTAAAGTTAAATTTAGAATAACTGATATCCGATGATATATTATTATTTAATAAAACTGAATGGAAGGAAAAAAAATGTT